CAGGGGTTCGAGTCCCCTTATTGGCTTTCAGAAAACCGCATAAAATCAAGGTTTTCTATAGATTAGGGGAAAGAGAGTAATCAAAAAGTAATCAAAAGGTAATCAAAAAAGGCTCGGAAGCCTTGATTTTACTAAAGAAAGGAGTTTCTTGTACAAGTGCTAAAAGTTAATTGAATATGATTACTATGGAAGTTTGGACGCATTGAGCGTTCTTTTTTTATGCGGTTTTTCTGCTTATTTTTTGCGGAAGAACCGTATTTTTTTATGCAAAAATATAAGCATAGGAGGGATGCGGAATGTTATTTACGGATGAAATTCTTGAAAAAATATTAACAAGAGAAGATGTGTCAAAGGTTCCGCTTGTGTATCAGTCAGCAATGATTCACGCAATCAAGGAAGTATTGGAGGAAGAGAATGTATCAGATGCAAAATCAGAATATGGCATTTAACCCAAACCCAAGCTATGCCGCATATCAGTACAACCCAATGCAGAGGTTTCAACAGCCAGAGCCACAGATTCCGCAGATGCAACCACAGTTTCTTGGAATCCAAGGAAAAGTAGTACAGTCGGAATCAGCGATCATGGCGAATGATGTACCTATGGATGGAAGTGTTGCGTTTTTCCCGATGCAGGACATGAGCGCAATCGTTGCGAAACAATGGGATGCCAATGGAACAATCAGAAAGACCGTTTACAAGCCTTTTAATGAGCAGATGGCAGATTCTTCGAGTGACGATAAAAGAATTGAAATAGGGCTGTCTGACGATGCGACAAAGGCTATTACTGACAAATTGGATTGTTTGTTTGGCAAAATGGAAGAGTTGGAAGATAAGTTATCTTCGCAAGCGCAAAGAAAATCTTCACGAACACAAAAGGAGAGTGAGTCTTAATGAATCCTATGCAGATGTTACAGGGAATGAAAAACCCACAGCAGTTTTTACAACAAATGATGGGGAATAAAAGCGTAATGAACAACCCTATGGCTAGAAATGCTATGCAGATGGCACAAAAGGGAGATTCCAAGGGCATTGAGCAGATGGCTAGGAATTTGTGCAAAGAAAAGGGAATTGACGCAGACAAGGCTTTTGAATCGTTTAAAAGTCAATTAGGAATGTGATACTAATTCTTGCAAGATTATGTATATAAAAAATGAATTATGGAGGTAAATTCTATGTTTAACACAGGTAATTGTGCATCCGTTCCGCTTGTTGCGAACATTGACGGAAACGGAAATAACAATGGATGGGGCGCAGAAGGCTCATGGTTATGGTTCATTATCGTTATCTTCGCTATTTTCGGATGGGGTGGATTCGGTAACGGATTCGGAGGAAACGGAATGAATGGTGGTGTCGGAAGCGAAATCCAGCGCGGATTTGATAATCAGGCGGTTGTGTCAAAACTTGATGGCATTACAAACGGACTTTGTGACGGATTCTATGCAGTGCAAACCGGCATGAATGGCATCAACACAAACATTTTGCAGACCGGATTCGGCATTCAGCAGGCTATCAACGCTGATACAGTCGCTAACATGCAGAATACAAACGCATTACAGTCACAGCTTGCTAACTGCTGCTGTGAAACAAGAGAAGCTATCCAAGGCGTAAACTACAACATGGCAACTAACACTTGCGCGTTGCAGAACACCATGAACAGCAACACGAGAGACATTATCGACAGTCAGAATGCAGGAACACGCGCTATTCTTGATTATCTCTGCAATGAGAAAATTTCTAGCTTACAGGCAGAAAATAACGACCTTCGCAGAGCAGCTTCACAGGATCGTCAGAGCGCACTGCTTACAACTCAGATGGCGGCTCAGACACAGCAGATTATCAACGCGGTAAATCCGTCTGCTATTCCGGCATATGTCGTACCTAACCCAAATGCTTATGCATATGGATGCGGATGCAACACAGGTTGTGGCTGCTAAAACTGAATAATTGAGTATCTTAATTGAGTTTAACTCGATCATGTCTGCTATGCAGTATTACTTATAATCAAAGGGCAGACTGTAATGTTTGCCCTTATTTTATGAAAGAGAGGTAAAAATAATGGAAGTAACAGGAATTGCATTACAAACCGTTGCCGCTGGAGAAGATGTGGCATTCACAGAAACTGCAGTAAACGGAACAAAATGTATCGTACACAGACAGGGAAGTGGAATTATCAAGTTAAGAGGTATCACAAATCAGTGTAAGGCTAGATTTTTGGTATCGTATTCCGGCAACATTCAGATACCGACAGGCGGCACAGTTGGAGCTATATCACTTGCCATTGCAGTAGACGGAGAGCCTTTACAGTCAACACGAATGATAGTTACTCCGGCAGCAGTACAAAATTTATTTAACGTTTCGGCTCAGGCATACGTTGATGTACCTTGTGGCTGTTGCAGTACAGTAGCGGTGCAGAATACATCTACACAGGCTATTGAAGTACAGAACAGTAATTTGATTGCAGTAAGGGAGGCTTGATATTATGCATAAGTTTGCGAAACAGATTATGGATTGCGTGAAAGCCCACGTTGACGGCATCGGAATTGAGAATTTTGAGGGTCAGAACCTTGATGATCTCAAGGATTGGACGGAGATTGCAAAGAACATCGTGTGCTTTGACAAGGACTATAACATTGTTGAAGCAATGAAAAAGTCTGAAAACGAAGAAATCATGCGCATGGCGGAAGAATTTGGGGATTATCCGGGAAGAAGATACTACAATGAGTACCGGTACTCAAATGGCAGATTCGCACCGAAGGGGCGCGGAACACGCAGAGGATATATAGAACCGCCATATTATCATCAGATGCCGGAAGATTACCACGAATGGGAGAGAATGCCGGAATACGACCGAATGAGAGACCTTGACCGAATGAGTATGGGAAAGATGTATTATTCAGAGCCTATGAGCGGAAATAACGGCATGAGTACCGGTACTCACGATGCAAGAGAGGGCAGAGCCGGTATGAGCCGGAGAAGTTACATGGAGACAAAGGAAATGCATAACGGAAATTCACCGGAAGATAAGGACGCAAAGATGAAAGAACTCGAAAAGTACATGAAATCTCTTTCGGAAGATGTGACCGAACTGTTTTCCGGCATGTCCCCGGAAGAGAAACAGTTGACCAAGACAAAACTGACTACGCTTGTCACGAAAATGTAATAGAGAGGGCATTTTGCCCTCTTTGTTTGCGAGGTGGTAAATTGTTCACGATAAACAATGAAATGTGGAATTTGGTCAAAGTATCGCGCTGCAGCGATATGCTACAGAGAAGTGACGGAAGCAGAACGGTAGGCATGACCGACAGAGACACGAAAACGATATATCTTGCGGATGATCTACGCGGAAAATTCCTTGACCGTGTGTTATGTCACGAATTATGTCATGCGTTCTGTCTTTCGTATAATGTATACATGGATATTGGCACCGAGGAAATGGTAGCAGACTTTTTGGCTACATACGGAAGAGAAGTATTTGAAATAGCGGACAGACTATTGATTGAAATTATGGAGGTTGTTGCATAATGGATAAAATTTCAGAACTCTTGCAGTACGTGCACCGGACGAATCCGGAAATGACTAGGGAAAAGCTGATAGAAGAGTTGAGCAAAAGTGATTATGCGGCGCGGTCTTTGATTTTCACGAAAGAAAACATCGTTGCGCTAGGGCAAAAATAAATCCGGCGGTTTGAATCGCCGCCGGAATTGTGTCAGACTTTCGGAATGTAAGAACCTTTCATTATTTCTATAGCGAGTTTCGCACCTTCCGTCATGTAAAAATCATTATTCTTTGCACAGCAACTAAAAAGCAGTTCCTCAAACTCTGAATATAAATTTTCACTTAATAACCCTTTTAGCTTCTCTGTTAAGGGTGAGAAGTATTCAACAAAGGCATTTCCGGTTTCATTGTCAAGCTGACTTGAGCATACAATTTTAATAAATTCATCCATTTTAGTAGTCTCCTTCTTCTGTTAATAAATAGTTGATATATCCTGTCGCAAGTCTGGCAAGGCTTTTACTGCCATCCAACAAATCCAATTTGTACTCTGGTCTATAGCCAAACCTCTGCACATAGAACTTTTCTTCAAGTTCTAAGTCGTAAATGTCAGATAGCTCCACGAGAATCTTGTGATATAAAAATTTTCTCGTCCACCCAAACTGTTCCATGATAATTTTTAATTTCCAATTATTTTTTCTGAACCACGCTCCGCGTGATGCGTCCAATTGCTGTTTTGAAATGTAACAATCTGCAAATAGGTCATCTTTTTTCGGCAATGCCACCTGTGGTTTCTTTATGGCTTTCTCCATGTCGGTAAAACGTTTCACGTATCGGGCAGTAAATACGATGCCTTTTTCTCCGTTGAATTTGTTCGCAAGAAAATCACATCCTAACTTGGTTACTTTGTAGCACTTGTTTTCTTTTCCGGATTCATCTTTGTAGGTAGATGGAATGAAATAATCACTCGCACCTAAATTGTGGTGAGTCAAAATTTCAATGATTCCTTCAGTATGTTTTCCCTTTACATCCTGTCCTTCCAATTTTCTTAAAACTCTGTCGTGACGCATTTCCATCATTTCTGCAATCTCTAAAGTAGTGATGGTTTGTTCTATTTGTGCCATATTTGTGCCCCTTTCTGTAACTTATCAATTACTGTTGTAACTCTTTAATTACATTATACGGTTTATTTTGTGATTGTCAAGTATTGTTTGTAATTAAATAATTGAATAATAAATTTATTTATGATATTATTGAAACACGTCAAGAGAGAGGAGGCGGTACATTGTTTGCAAAAATCGTAAAACATACGCTTATTGAAAAGGAATTAAGGGTGACCGATCTAGCAAGACTTATTGACACCAGCTCACAAAATCTTTCGCAAAAAATGAAACGTGACAACTTTTCAGAAAAGGAAATGCGGCAGATTGCGGATGCATTGGGGCTTGATTTAGAAATTGTAATGAAAGAGAAGAAATAAGAAAACCCGCCTAACTGGCGGGTTTTTGATGAAAGAAAATTTTTTCCGCGCCCCAAAAAATATTTCGTAATTTTTTTGTACCCCCCTGGGGTAGCGTTTTTGGGGTCAAGATTCCATTTTCACGGATTCTCAAAAACGTGTAACAAACGTGCAATTATCTGCGGCATTCCGAAAATAACACAAATACACCATATATTATGCTATATATAGATAATTCATTGATGATATTTGATGATATTGCCAATCACAGGCAAACGCCAAAAGACGCTTGCCCGACTGTAGTTATAGTCTAGCATAGACCGCATTTTACCACTTGTCAAGATAGCTTTTCCCATTGTACCGGCTGTAAGTGTGTGTTATGTTTTCCGGTATTTGCGTGATCTGCATCCAGTCACCGCCACGTTGGACGGTTATTTTGGTTTTTGCAGACTCCACCCATTCCACACCCTCGAACTTCGAGTAGCCGCACGTTTTGCCGGATATTTCCAGATAACCAAGGTTAGACACCCGGCGCATGATTTCCCTTTTTCCTATATACTCATATTTTCCCATCTTTCCCACCTCCTTATATTGTGTTTATTTGTCAATTTGCGCATGGAAACCGATTTCCATGTAGTCCGCGCTCCCGGAATCGAACCGGAACGGATGCACCAAGCACGCGAAAAAGGCGGAATGGTACCGCCTTAAATTACAACAAAATCCCCTTGAAATCCTGTTGTTACGATCATTTTTCCGTCAGATCTGCGGTACACAACGCCGCATCCGTCCGCAAAAGTTGACCACACGAGCCATCCGGGCGGTGTGAGGTTTTCACCGGTTTTATAATCCAGGAATGAGTAACGCGGAATAACGCCACTTTTTTCTTGATCTAGCGCGTTGTTAATTGCTTGCGATTCTGTCACAAGCACAACGCCGTTTTTTGCGTGCAAAACATAGTTATTTTCATTCATTTTTTATTTCTCCTTTTCAATTTCATAAAACCGCCGCCGGTAGTGATCCGGCGCGCATCCTCTGCGGCGGTTGGTTACTTTACATAAACTCGTACATAATTCTTGTTTTTGTTGTATGAGTAGCTTTTTACTTGCATATCGTCAAATTCATTCCCGGTTTCTGCGCCGTAATTTGCGCAGATCAATTTATTGTTTTCGCCGTATATTCTCCACGGTACACGGCAGGCGTTCCAATCACATTCCATAAATAATTCGTATAGCGTTCTTTTCATGGTTTCAAGTCCTCCATATTCTAAATTTTTCCGGTTGCTCCGGGTAAAAGCAAGCCGGGGAATCGAACCCCGGAAAAGCCGCCCTTGCCTATGCGATTGCTACAAGTCTATCGTTTCGCATTGTTCGCGTGTATTCTTTTCCACTTTCGTCGGAAATAATAACGCATCTGACGCTTTTTCCGCTCTTGGTAGGCTCAACGCTTTTTACCGTCTCGGTGTATCCAAAATTCCAAACTGTAACCATGCCCGGCTTGAGTTCTGCCGCCGGGATAGCGTTTCTTCTTTCATAAATTCCTTGTAATTTAACTGTAGCCATAAAATCAACCATCCTTTCATTGTGTGCCCTGTCTCATCAGTGCAGGTGGGGCAGTTCCTGCAGACCGCCAGGAGTGGCGGTTTCGACTATTTCACTTGTTCTAAAATCTGTGTATATATAGACGGTTTCGATTCGTCAACCTCTTTATAGACGCATCCGCTATATACTTTATTTGTTGACCCTTTGCAGGACTTTCCAAAACTCTTACAGTTGTAGCACATTGGGTTATACTCCAATGCTTCAATGACTTTTCTGCGCGCCTTGCTTCTTTCTATCTGTTCATTTGTTGCAACCATTATATATTTTTCCATGTTCAAAAACCTCGCTTTCGTTTTCTGGTCTGCCATCATCAGAGCCGGGAGACCATCCCGCGGCTGACGCTCCAGATCGGAGCGTTTCGGCTATGCTATGCAGATTTCAAATACATCGCCTTGGACGTGTTCAAAATCGACTTTTTCAAAAATGCCGATTCCGTAAAAGTCGGCTGTGAGTTCCCCAAAGTGGTTATACTCAAACGAGATTCCGTTCTTTTTCAGTTCGTTGATCGCGTCACCGTTCTTTGTTGTTTCCCATGTAAAACGCATTCCCGTCTTTCTCATATTTAAGCCCTCCCTATAAAATTTCCGAAAGCTGTAAAATCTGCGCTTCGCTCAAATGGTCAATAACAACATTCCCGTTTACGTCACTCAATTCGTATTCATCCGGGAGAGTGGTAAAACCGTCAAACTGGTTCGAAATATAAAACCCTTTTCTTTCTAATAATGTTTCTGCCGCTTTCATATTTTTCATGTTGTAACCTCGCTTTCGTGTTTCATTTGATATACTAATAGTACACGATAATAGATTATAATACAATTGACACAATACACGAAAATAGACGACACAAAACAGCAGTTTATTGTGCAATATGATACATGAGAATAGACGTTGACATGGTGTGAAAAATCTATTATCATATATAAAAAGAAAAGAGGTGTGACGCATGGCGAATTATGGTGCAAACGGATATATTGACTTTTCCAAGCTGTGGAATGTCTTAGAAAAAAAGGAATACAATAAGCAGTGGTTAAAGAATAACGGAATCCATTCTAATACAGTGGCAAAGCTGACAAAAAATGAAAATGTAACTTGTGAAGTTATATGTAATTTATGCAAACTGTTAAATTGCCAGCCGGGCGATATTATGGAATATAAAAATAATTAAAATACATGAAAATAGACTATTGACATATACACGATAATAGATTATTATAAAGCTGTCGGAAGACAATAGCCGGGCAAGCGGAGAAAGGAGAACAAATGAACGAAATGACAGATAAACAGATGGAAGTTATATTAAATCTCGTAGCTGATAAATTTGCAGGATGTAAGGACATGGACGAAGTTCAAAAAGCAATAGATGAGGTTCGCAACATGGCAAAAAAAGAAAAGCCTAACGATTAGGTTTTAGGGAATGAAAGGGAGGGCGGACTTGCCGCCGCTCTCAATCAAATAAATTGTAACACATAGTAATTATATAATCAATGCAAGCAAAGGGTAGCTTTTCCGGCTGCCTTTTCTTTTTGCCATGTCCAAAATCAACAACGTGTCCGGGCATATCTTACAAAATCTCCAAAAACCGTAAACAAACCGTAAAACTTTTCTTAAATTTTTATAAACAATGATAGTGTTAGTCAAATAAAACCAAGTACAAAAATGATAGGATAGTATCAGTTTTTGCAAAAAATCGTCTGACAATCGACTGACATAAGGCGACACAATCGTCTGACGTCGCTTTTTCAGAACTATGTTTCTCTTTCTCTCTCTTTTTCTTAATCTTTTAAATTAATAATAATATACTGTATTTAAAGCCTATAGGTTTATTGTAAGTATATATCCGCATGCGCGCGCGGTGTAAGTATATATTACACCGTAAAAAATTAAGGCTTGACTTTAAACCCGGAAATAGTGTATACCAAAAGCAGAGAGAAATAAAACGGATTGGAGGTGTGAATATATGCAGGATGTAGAGAGCGTAGATCTTACAAGCCTTATAGTGGATCTAGGTACAGTACAGATATACACATCAACTGTACAGGATTTAATAGACAACGCTTGTATAGAATTTCACATCGAAGATTTGTTGAAAGCTGGACAGAGACAGTGGAAAGCTGTTATGCAGTATGTTGGTATGCATTTATTCCCAGATACGAAAGTATTAAAGGACAAGAGTTTAAGCCCTCTTGGTAATGCAACTATACCGACTAACTGCAATAGATACGATAGAGAGGTATTATATAAACTTTGTGATTATTATATATATATCTCCAATGTGTACAGCAAGTTGGTGAGTACAGTAGCATTCAGTTATTTTTGTAATATACCTACAAACACAATGGATATATGGAGCACAGAAGAACCAAGCTCGTTGGCTTTCAAGATGTGGCAAAAATTGCAACGATCGCGCAAGGATTGCATCCTTGATCGAGCATATGACTCCAATAGCCCTGTAGGCACTATGTTTGTGGGGAATAACGAGTTCGGCATGAATCAGCCGGGAATCGGAGATAATGCCACACAAAGAAGGGCAATTACAGCGCAGGAGTTGCCAAGACTGGACGAGAAAAAGAGCCAAGAATTGCACGCAATTGATACACAATTCACAGATGCAGTGGCAAATAATACGGTTTAAATTGTGCGTGATTATTCTACAATTCACAAATGCAGTAATATCAAGGGTTGTAGCGTTTTAACTATTCGTGAACTATTCGGAAAAGTTAGGTTTTGCGAATAGTTACAAGGGTATAACATGAATTGTATTAAAACAATTTGATTTTCACACAATGACAACAAAACGAAATGGAAAATATTTTAGATTTCCATGTTTGCAAGAAAAGGATGGGGAGGGGGTCTGACAGAAAGACCACAGGGCGGCTACTAAGTCCCTTAAATACCTCAAAAAATAAAAAGCCACTTACAACACCATTGACTTTTTACAGAAATTGGCTTAATATAAACATAAACAATTCACTTTCACGTTGCGAATCGCAACTAAATTTCCAAAAAAAATTTAAAAAACAAAAAAGCATAGTAAGAGGTGAAAGCGTATGTTGGTACCTGCGATACTATACAGAGACCAGATTGAAAGAGAGTTTCAAAAGCTTTACTACACGAAAGACATGTTGTTTGAAACCGGATGTCTAGGACAATGGACTCCGGAAATATCAGATAACCCAGATGAGGGAAGATTCGATTTTGCAATCGTGAGCAACAACAAGTTGATAGGGTATCTTTCATACCAAGTTGATTACTATGTATCCAAGGCTTACAATTTTGGGCTGATGTCTTTTGACCGCGGAAATCCGGTTGTCGGGAAAGATGTGTTTGAGAAGTTAGAAGAGCTTGCATCAACTTTACATCGGGTTGAGTGGCGCATGGTCGGTGGTAATCCGGCAGAACGCAGTTATGATAAATTCTGCGAGAAACATAGCGGAAATAAACACGTTCTGAAAGACAGCGTTAGAGATGCTGCAGGCAATTATCGTGATGATGTTATTTACGAAATTGTGAACTCGGATTGAAAGGCTGCGTCAATGGTAAAGTTGTAAATCCAAACGAAGAGCGGAAGGCGATGTGCAATGACAGAGTGTAAAGAATGTTGCGGCACCTGTAAATATGGCTTATGTGTCAAGACAAACGGTTATGTTTGTTCAAACGGCGAAAGCGATTATGTCGCTGATTTTGTAGAATACAGCCATTCATGCGATTTCTGGGAACAGAAACAGGGAAAACAGAAATGAATGAAACATTGATGAAAACCGAGTATTCCACAGCTTTTGATGAAAAGCGCAAAGGTTTGATTGAACAGTCGTATTACAAATACGGACCGGCAAGAATGAACTTTTCCTCCGGGAATGTGGATGCAATCGAAAGTTTGAAAATGTGTCTTGCCAAGTTTGAAGAGACCGGAAATCTTGAATACCTGTGTGACGTTGCGAATTATGCTATGTTCCGGTTCATGTTTCCACAACAGGGCGAATACTTCAAACATACGAATTCTGATGAATCTGCTGGGCTTTTTGGCATGAGCGTGAATGAAATGGAACGATTCAAACAGGAACACAGCTTTGATGATGGGAGATATTGATATGATTTTAAAGATAATTGCTACGGCAATAGATGCCATTATGATGCTTAGCCTTATGATGCAACAAGTAAAGCAGACAGACAATAAATGCGCAATTGGGTATTTGCTTTCATACGCGATTTTTGCAATGAATATTATGGTCATTTGGAAATGATGGGCTATCGCCAAGCGGTAAGGCACAGGATTTTGATTCCTGCATTCCCGGGTTCGAATCCTGGTAGCCTAATTGGTTACATGTTGACGTTTCATGTAGCCACGTATGTTTTTCATATGTACTTGAACCCTTGGTTGAGTGATTCAAGCATTTGGGTTCCTCCTTTCGCCACTAGGACGATTCTGTTAAGGACGGTGCGAGACCGTTCGGTGGTATTCTATCATGCGTCTATCCCACGGCGCATGATCGTGTGTAACGCATAGCACGTAAAACATATTGCTAACCGTCTTGTGGCGGTTCTGGGGAAGCGGCAACGATTGGCGGTGTTGCGGCTGACTGTAAATCAGTTCCCAAGTGGTAAACATTGTAGGTTCAATTCCTATCTTCCCCATTTAAACATGATTACCTCGGTGCAGATGGATTTTTCAATCCTGCCGAGACGCATGGTAATGAGTTGTTCCAATTCGAGATATTGGATTGACTGACAGCTTTTGCTTGAAAGTGATTTTAAGCAAGAAGATAGAAACTATCAACAATTCTGCGTGGTGTATCATCATAGAGAAGTCAAAAGCAGAATCCTTGTGGCTGACGAATAATAGACGCTTGCTGTGCAAGAATAATCCGTTGATGTGTGCGGTGTGAGAGACCACGGACTATATACGGAAAACTCATTAAGTCAGTTTGCCTTGAATCCGGGAAACCGGAGTATAACACAAGAAATTCGTTAAAGTAGCGGTATGGCAGAAACAAATAATCAAGGCTCTGCATGAACCAAAACATTCTGAAAGAACCGTGAAATTTGTGGGTATCAATCCCATTCGTGCTTGACAGGGGTAAGAAGCCAAGGGTCGCTCCCGGAAGCTCAGACTTATCTCCACGGCGGCTGAATATGACTGTATCTATGGTGGATAAAGGGAAACCTTAATCATGTTTACTTTGCAGTGTTCCCATAATGGTATTGGAACGGCTTGCTAAGCCGCCGGGCGTTTTTCGCCTTGTAGGTTCGAATCCTACACACTGCGCTTGCCCGAAATATGGCGTTGATGTGTGGCGGAATGGGTAAACGCTATGAAATGTCTATTGCAAAATGCAATACAGAGAAAGTGTTTCTCAGGGACATTATGAGAAAGTAAATCTTTTCTGCGAGGTTCAAATCCTCGCCACATCAATTCCTTATCTCCACTTAGTCGGGTGCTACTGCAATAGTTCCGGTCGATGGGAGACTTATGGATGGTAGCGGCATAATTGGTAACAGAAAACCCCTCCGTGATTAGAAATTGCAGATTTGAAAGCGGTTGGCATGGTTTGATCTGACAGGGTTCGATTCCCTGTGCCGCTATTTGATGATAAAAAACATTTTGGAATATTTATATCAAACGAAAGACACGGAATCTCACGAGGATTCCGATTTTTGCTATGATTGAGGTGTGAATTATGACAAGTTGCTTGTGCTGCGGAATGCTAATACTTGGCTCCGAAGTTAATATGTGCCCTTATTGCAAATACTTATTTACGCAGATTCCGGGAAGGAACATCCCAGAAAATCAGCCGGATAAGGTAGAAACGGAAATATTTGAAAACGTGGTATTTAATAAAGGGGAGGGGCGTAAGAATGTGTGATTTTTGTCGGTATAAAAAGAAAATCATTGATTGTAAAGGAAATTTAGTCCTTTTTGGAGCTGAAAATAACATGATTTTCGACAATAGCGATGGAAAAGAGGTTGCAGGAGCCGTAAAAATTAATTTTTGCCCTATCTGCGGAAGAAAGTTGGTGGAAGAATGAAAGAAACTATTTTATATATTTCCAAAACGGAAAAAGATATTGTTAGTTTTTTAAAATATCTTCAATCAAAACTAGAAGCAGAGCAAAAGGAATGTACCATGGATGAAGAACATAACGTTTTAAAAGTACCAAAATATTACGATATTGTCGGAAAGAGCATTCACGGAAACATGCTTGGTACAGGCTATGGATATTGCAAATATTATTGTTTTTCGGAAGCGTATGATAGAAATAAATACAGCGATGCAGAAGATGAAAAACTTAAAGATATTCTTATGCACACAAGAGAGGGTGCGGAGAGAATATCAGGACTTGATATTTTATGTATGCTAGGGTTAGTTTGAAAGGCGGTGGAATGATGAAGCAGGAAAAAGAAATTTTATGCACATGTATTAATCATGAAAATTGTCCATTAGACCCGGTTAGTTGCGGATGTTCAATAGAAACTACGACTTTTGAAGATGCTTGTATGGGTAAAAGAACATTCATTCCGGGAATCGAATGTGATAAGTGAGGGATTTTATGAAACATCAAAAAGAATTGCGCACTTGCGACAGGTGCGGTGCAGAAATAAAAGTAAAACCAATAAGTGAATTTGAATTTATGCCGATTGGTGATTATTTTACTTCAAGTCCAATTTTTGAAGATGGCAACGTAAGGGGAGAAATCAAAGAGATTCATTCAAACATATTATTTCCGTTTGGTCGTACGTATGATTTATGCCCTAAGTGCAGGAAAGATTTTGAGAGGTTTATGAGAAATGACTGTTAATATGGGAACAAAAACCTATGAAATGAGCCGCAAACAGGCAAAGGCTATCCTTGGAACGGCTAAGAAACTTGCAAATTGCAACATATACGGCATTGAAAAAGGTAATGTGGTGATTATGCTGAATGAAAAATATGAGGACGATATGAGACTTAAAAAAGCCGTAGGGGAGTATAAGAAGAAAGGGTTCAAGGTGCATTGGAAATGAAAATAATCAAAGAAGGCAGCCTTAGGTACGAAAGAAAACCTTTAAAGTTTGAGTGTAAGAATTGCAAAACCGTTTTTGAAGCGGAAAAGACTGAATATGAATATTGTGGAGATCAAAGGGAAGGCGATAACTACAAGTGTGAATGCCCATTGTGCCACAAAATGGTATATTACAATTAAAAGACAACCGGCTAACAAATGGAGTTAGTCGCTACCCTAAAACAGTTATAGGCAGAGGTCAAGGCACTTCTGCTTTTGCGGAGGTGCTTTTTATTTGGCTTCAAAGCAGTTAATCAATGCAGTAAATGGATATGAAAATTACATAAAGAAAAACGGAATAGATGAACAGGTAATTAATGCCTATGTAGATGCTTGTAGCGTAGCCATAAACGGAGAGAAAGATATTGAGTATGGATTACAACTTACAGAAAGGGCAAAAGACATTATAGAGCGTTTCTGCAAGGATAAAACAGGCGGTACGATTTGGGATTTGGAAAAATATGCATTCGACCACAAAACCGCATATGATCTGATAAACAAAAAATATGAGATTTTGTTACTTGAAGCCCAAAACAAAATAGTTGACAGCTATTTTCAGTACATAGAGAAAAAGCGTGAGCCTAAAGACCGATTTTATATGCCACGCAGGAAACAACTAATCAAAATCGGACTTGTGGACGCATTGCAAGGCATGATTGATGATAAATACGACATATTGTGCGTGAGTCTAGTGCCGGGAGCTGGAAAGAGTACGATTGAGAAATTTTTTCATTCGGCAGTTGCTGGTTGGTTTCCAAAAGACTACAGCCTATTTTATTCGCACAGTGGCGATATTACACGAATGTACTATGATGGGGTATACGACATTGTTACCAATAATGATGATTATGCATGGCATGACATTTTTCCTAACCTATCAGTTACAAGCACGAATGCCAAAATGGAGCAATTCAATATTGGCAAATACAAACCTTTTCCGTCTGTGCAGTGTACTTCTGTAGGAAGTAAGAATGCTGGTAAAGTCCGTGCAAGTAAATTTTTGCTAGTTGATGATATGATAGGTGGAATTGAGGAAGCCTTAAATCCTACAATACTTGATAAATTGTGGAATAAATACGCAGTAGACGCAAGGCAGCGTAAGACACAAGATACAGACGGAAAGCCGTGTAAAGAGATACATATTGCCACTCGTTGGAGTGTACATGATGTTATCGGACGTATTCAAAATATGTATATTGGAAATCCGAGAGTCAAAATAATATCGGTTCCTGATGTAGACCCAGTGACAGGGGAAAGTAATTTTGATTATGAGTATGGCGGTTTTACGAAAGAGTTTTTTGCCGACCAACAATTACTTATGGACGAAATCTCTTACCGATGTTTGTATAAACAGGAGCCTATTGAACGTGAGGGATTACTATTCCCGGATGATAAAATCCGCAGATACCTTAATCTGCCGCACGGAGAACCAAAAATTGTTACAGCTCAATGTGATACTAAAGGCAAAGGAACAGACTATTTTGTTATGCCGGTGCTTCAAAAATATGGGGACGACTATTACTGCGTTGATTGCGTGTGCGATAGTACGGCAGACTATGAAATGCAGTATGAAAATGCGTCAAACATATTAGTTAACAATCAGGTACAAGAGTGTGAGTTTGAACGTAATGCCGGTGGTGACAGAGTGGCTATGGAAGTTAATAAGCGAGTTGAAAATAAAGGGTGGATATGCAACATCACTGATGTACCGACAGAGACAAACAAGGAAGCGCGCATTTTTCAGTGTTCTAACTGGATTTTACAACATATTATTTTCAAAGATCAATCACTTTATAAGCCTAATGAGCCATATGGAGTGATGATGTCATTATTAAAGCAATATTCGGTATCGGGCAAGAAACAATTAGATGATGTGCCGGATGTTTTCTCAAACTTTGCGTTAAGAATTACAAAAGGAAACAGGATAAAGAAGACAGTAATAATATCAAGTCCGATATAAGAGGAGGGTTTGTATGACAACCAAGGATTATTTGAACCAAATAAGCAGACTCAATAGAATGATAAATAATAAGCTGTCAGAGATATCACAGCTTAGAGAACTTTCCCACAGCATATCGACGGTAAAAAATGAAGAAAGAGTAATGTCGTCATCTGACCCAGATAAAATAGGCTCTACATACGCTAAAATTGACGAAATGGAGCATAATCTTGATAACATGATAGATGAATACATTGAAAAAAAAGACTTGATTATAGGGCAAATAGACGGCATAGAGAATGAAGATTGCTATAATATTTTGTTTTCAAGATATATCGAAAAGAAAACTTTTGAAGTTATCGCTACAGAAATGAAATACTCATGGAGACAAATTATCAGACTTCACGGAAAGGCTCTTAAAGCATTTGAAGAAAAATATGGTAACACGTATTTAAAGATGTCATAGAATGTCATATTGCTCCAATGATATACTGTATTTGTAAGAAGTTACAAAGATGTTTTTCATAAACACATTCTTCATCAAAAGCACCGTTGCTTAATTGTGGCGGTGCTTTTTGTTATGCAACGAGGTAAAAATATGAATTTTTATATGAATAAAGATAAATCAATCATGTGCCCGAACTGTCATAAGTTTTTAACTAAAGCAGACAGCAAAGACCCACGAACGCATAAACTGTCCTGTAAGCACTGTCGCAAGTGGATTTGGTATGTACCTAACAATGATGACGATTTTCAGATTAAGGAAATACCGGACAGAAGAAGTTCGAACGGCATGAGATTTTATTAGAGGTGTAGGCAATGCAGGCAGGAAGAATTGTCATATATACAGGCGCAAAAGAAATAACGTCTGACAATATAATACCAATTTTGCGTGAAGCAATTTTGGAACATGATATCAATTCTAATAGAATACAGTTTCTTCTTGATTATGACGCAGGAATACAGCCAATAGTTAGGAAGAATCCAAAGACTTACAGACCAGACATTGACTGTAAGTGTTGTGATAATGTGGCTAATGAAGTCACGGAGTTTAATTTAGGTTTTAAGTGGGGAAATCCTATAACGTTAGTTCAAAATGGCGACAATGAGGATTCTAACCTTACAAAAGCTATAGCGGAATTAAACAGTTGCTACGAATCACAGAACGCAAGACAGAAGCAGCAGAAACTTGCAAGATATGTTGAAATCGGTGGTGTTGGATATGTCCTTATTGATATAAATACAGAATACGAGGATGGGGAAAGCTATTTCACATATAATGTATTAGACCCAAGGACAACATTTGTTGTAAGATCAACCGCCTACAGCGACAAGAGAGTTGTTCTTGCCGGGACATATATAAAAGATAAGCACAGTGGCACCAGGTATTACACTTGTTTTACCAAAGATACGAGATATGAAATTACCGACGGAATAAAAATCACTAACGGAAAAAATAAAGGGAAAACAAAATGGGGGTTTTTGGAGAGAAGCGGAGAAGAAAACCCGCTGCATAAAATTCCTATCATTGAATACACAAGGTCATTTGATAGAATGGGCTGTTTTGAACGGCAAATATCTGAAATGGATAACTTAAACCTACTCATTTCAGATTTTACAAATGATGTCGAACAGAATACACAGGCGGTATGGCATACAAATGATGTTGATTTCCCAGTTGAACAGGAAACAACAGTTGATAAAGATGGAACGCAACGCATTACTGAAAAAGTAAGAAAACCAAAATCTGGAGAATGGATGCAGACCTACACATCAGCAGATGGCAAAACTCCAATAGTTGAGCCACTTGCAATTAATTATGATTACACAGGTATGCTTAATAATATCCAATCAAGGCGACAGATAATCTTGCAGAAATGCAATGTGCCACAACGAAATGATAACAGTGGCGGTAGTACAGGAGTTGCAATGTCAGACGCAACAGGTTGGTCACAGGCTGAAACAGCGGCGGCAAAACAACAATTAATTACTGATGGCTGCAAAATGGAAGAAATAAAAGTTGTTCTTGCGGCTATTAAGTTGTCAAACAATGTTAACAGCAGTAACCCATTACTTAAATTAATGGCAATGGATGTAAAACCTAACATTAAGCGACAAAAAACTTATGAAATGTCAACCAAGGTTAATGCCATGGCAACATTGATAAGCCACGGATTTAGCCTTAAAGATACAGTTGATGCAATTCCATTCTTTGATGACCCTAACGATGTTGTAGCGAGAAGCGGAGAGATGGTTAAGGCATATCAAGACAGTATAATCAACAAAGGCACACAGAACCAAGCGGAGGGTGGAGATGGAGAACAGCCACCCAATAAAGACCGCACAATGCAAGACTTATCAGACCAGACAGAAAATAGTCCGGTTATAGATAAGAGCAGAACAGATAAATAATTGATATTGAGCCACAAGGTAGAAAATGCCTTGTGGCTTTTTATATGCCCTAGAGAAAGGGCAATACAAATATCGCAAGAAGTTGAGAGAACAACAAAAACGCAGAAAGCAGAGGTAAAGAAATTATGGCAGATGTAATTAACACAACAACAGAACCAACAACCAACAATGAACCACAGAACGAAGAGCATACACCTAGCGTAGAAGAACTTATGGCACAGCTCGCTAGTGAAAGAGCTGAAAAAGAGAAGTATAAGAACGCTTCCGATAAAGCAAGTTCAGAAGCAGCTAAGTATAAGAAAGAACTTCGCTCGAAGCAGACAGCAGAAGAACAGGAAGCGGAAGCAAAAGCGGAAGCTGAAAAATTGCAGGCTGAAAAGTTCGAGAACATGAGCAAAGAACTTAATCATATGAAAGCTGTCAATGCTTATCAGAAAGTTATAGGTGATGGAAAGGATATTGATTCTTTGATTGAGGCGGTTACAGATGCAGACCATAGCCTTATAGCAACTGTAATTGCTAATGAAGTGCAAAGACAGGTTAAAGAAGCAAAGGCAGAGTGGCTTAAATCAAGACCGGCTATTAATGCAGGCGGTGGAGAAGAAAGCACGATAACACAGGAACAGTTCAACAAGATGAATTACCACGAAAGAGTGGAGTTCAAAAATAAGAATCCAGAACTTTATAAAAAGTTCACAGAGTAGAAAACGGAGGTAAATAAACTATGCCACAGACTAAGTTAGAAAATTTAGTAGACCCACAAGTAATGGCTGATATGGTATCAGCTAAGTTACCAAAGAAAATTAAGTTTTCGCCTATTGCAAGAGTTGATACAACACTTGTAGGCAGACCGGGAAGCACAATCGTTGTGCCAAAGTATGCTTATATTGGTGACGCAGAAGATGTAGCAGAAGGTGTTGCTATGGGTACAACAGTACTTACAACATCTACAACAGAAGCAAAGGTTAAGAAAGCAGGTAAGGCTGTAGAGCTTACAGATGAATCAGTATTATCTGGTTATGGCGACCCACTTGGTACAGCTATCAATCAGATTGCTATGTCAATCGCTGCAAAAGTTGATAATGACAGCTATGACGCACTTTGCACAGCACCTATTGATCACGATGGAACAGCAGCACCTATCAGCTATTCAGCAGTTGTAGCGGCTAATAGCAAGTTTGATGATGAATCAGATTCATCACTTACAAAGATATTGTTCATTAATCCGGCGCAGGAAGCTACATTACTTAATGACGATGATTTCAAGAGCAATGACAAGTACCCACTTAATGTAATTATGAATGGAACTATCGGTTCTATCGCGGGAGCGCAGGTTGTTAAGTCAAAGAAAGTTAAGTTAGTTAAGTATGAGCTTGATGATTCAACAGGAACAATCAATGTTGTGGCTGATACAACAAGTGAGGATTCAACTAATGTTCATCTTGACACAGCACTTGCACATACGCTTAAGCCAAAGGGAAAAGAAATTAAGGTAGGTAGCAAGTTAAAGGCTGTTACAACAGAGTTCTACGCTTGCCCTATTGTTATCGTGTCAGCAGATGACCCTAACGAGGACGCAGGTGCAGATGGCGCATCAGAGGAAGAGAATGCACTTACAATCTATATGAAGAGAAGCGTTGAGATTGAATCAGACAGAGATATTCTTGCAAAGACAACTGTTATCTCTGGCGATGAACACTATACAGCAGTCTTAAGCAATGATTCAAAGGTTGTTCTTGCTAAGTTCGGAAAGTAAGAGGTGTTTATATGTTATTAAGACGACATAAAATTAACGCCGCAAAGCAGAGCGAAAAAGTAACAGCAGATAATGTAAGACAAGAAGCTGTTTATGGAGATGAGCTTAAGTATGAGGAAGAGCAGGACAAGTTCCCTGCTCAACCTACAAGCGATTACACAAAGACAGATATTAAGCGTATGTCAACAGCGGACTTGCAGACACTTGCCTTAGAACAAGGTATTGAGAACGCAATGGAGCTTACAGGAGCAGAACTTAAAGAACTGTTAATTGAGAAATTAGGGTTATAGGAGCTGAAATTATGGAATACACCACATTAGAGCAAGTTAAAATCAGACTTAAACAATTTCATATTGATACAGTCACAAATGATGATGAAACAACATCTGATGTGGTAGTGTTCGATAACAAAGAAGATAATCCGGTAATCGAACAGCTTATTAAACAGGCTGCAGAAGATGTAAAGGCAAAGAGAAATTATCCAGACAGCTACACAGATGAAATGATAGCTGAAGACTTAAAGAAACACCAAAGTGTCATTGTCAACCTGGCTGTCTATGACCATTCACAGTCTGGTGAAGAATTTATGGCGAGTTTTAGCGAGAATGGTGTGAGCAGAGCTTGGAGAGACAGAGAAAAGCTATTTGTCGGGGTATTTCCATTTGCTAAAGTTTTATAAAGAAGATTGAGCGTGACCATATTGCCGATGTCGGTAAAATGGTTGCAGGCGGCGCACATTAAGCGGTGGTGGGCAGTGCGCCAAAAGGAGATTCAAATGAAAAGTATTTTGATTCAAACTTATCTTGTGGCACTTCCGATAGTGCTTGGATATATAGTTTGGCTTCTTAAACAGCAAAAGAAAAGCAGGGACGCGAACAGTAAAGGAACAATGCTTCTTTTGCGCGTCCAACTTATTGAATACCATGCAAAGTACACCAGAATCGGAGAAATACCGTCATATGCCTATCAAAACTTCTGTGAGATGTATGATGCGTACCATGCGTTAGGTGGAAACGGCATGGTTACAAAAATGAAACATGAAATTGAAGAGATTCATATAGGGAAAGGAGATAAAAGCCATGAGGAATTGGAAGGATTGGACTAAGAAAGCCGGAATCAGAGCAATCAAGACTGTTGCACAGGCGGCGATTGCAGGAATTGGAACGGCGGCATTTATGGGCGCCGTAGATTGGAAATATGTTCTTTCTGCATCAGTCCTTGCCGGAGTGTTATCGCTTCTGACAAGTGTTGCCGGAATCCCAGAGGAAAACACCAATGCTTGACATTAACAAGCAGGAAATGAAGTATTCTCAATCCGGTCAGAGGGTATTCATCCCACAAACTGACGAAAATGGAGATATTGTCTATGAAGGGTACAAGGATTCCGATGGAAACTTTGTACCTTATTTAGATTCCGAAGGCAACAAGATTCCAAAAGGCGAGGAAGTTGAAGGGTTTTCAGAACCTACGACATTCCAAGCCAATATCAGCAATAAGCTGTCGGAAGCCCTTGTGAAAGAATTTGGAATTGATGATAGTACATCATACTGTCAGCTTGTCACGGATAAAGGATATTTGCCACTGAAAGCCGGTGATGTGGTGTGGAAACGTTCGGAAGTCAAGCACACTGATGATGGACTTGTGGATTCAGAAACCGCAGATTACATCGTAAAAGGTGTTGCTGATGAAGGATTGACCACGGATTTGTTCCTTCTTCGGAAGAATATTAAGTAGGTGATTGCATGAAAAAGAAACCTATTTCAATGACACTATCCACTAAGTCCATACAAGACACTATAAAGAAATTAGAGCAGTACCGCGATAGTTTACAGGCTAAATGCGATTTACTTGTTTCTAGGCTTGCACAGGAAGGTCAGACGGTGGCAATAAAACAAATATCGAAATCTCCAATCGGAAACACGATAACGGTAAGGGTAGATAAAGCACCACAGTTAATGACCTCAAACGCGATTCTGATTGCAACCGGAAAAACGGTAACGGCAGAAGATAGAGAACCGTTCTATACTTTGTTGGCGGTAGAGTTTGGAGCCGGTATTTTTTACAACTCCAAAGAGAACCCGAAAGCACCAGAACTTGGATTCGGTGTCGGCACGTATCCGGGGCAAATACACGCTTTTGAAGATGGTTGGTACTATTGGGACGATAAGACCGAAACATGGCGTTATACCCACGGTATCAAAGCCACAATGCCTATGTACAATGCGGAACAACAGATTATTCAACAGTATGTAAAGATTGCAAGGGAGGTATTCGGTGGAAAATGATTTAAATGGGTGGGCGATTTATTTTGAAGATACCGTTTACCGATTGCTGAAAGTTTACATGGAAAGCAAAGAAAGCGGAATCAAGGTAACACAGGACGAGGAATCAAACGGAACGCCTGTTTTTCCAACACTTCTTATACAACAGATTGGATTCACAGAAGCTGGGAGAGATACGGAGTCCTATTTTATTAACGCAATTCGCCCGACATTTCAAATTACAATAACGAATAAAGGGAAAAGAGAAAAGATTAAGGACATTGCAGAGTGTGCAGTGTCCTTTTTTAAATCAAAAAATTTTGATGTGTCAAATGCTGTGTTCACGATTTCCAAACAAGTGCGCACGGCAACTTTTCGCGTATCGCGAATTATTGGAGCGTATGAAAATTTAGCATAGCCGCAAGGCAGAAAGGAAGCAGAAAATCATGGCATCAACAAGTTATAAGTCGCGTGTGATTATTAAAGAGCACACAGCGGAACAAGCCGACTTTGCAGGGACTTACAACCTTTTACTTGCTGCAAAGTCTATTCCATCTCCGGCATCTCCACCAAACACGGTTGAGTCAACCACGATGGAAGACCCACAGCAGACATTTGAGAAAGGTATTAAGACAGCGGATTCCCGGGAAATCACCGGAAACCTTGCAAAAGAATATCTGGAAAACATCGAAAAGCTGGGAGATAAAAAGGTTGACATTATCCACCTGTACGGTACAGATGGAATCGGTGGCGTGGCAAAATACGCATACACCGGAACTGTTACCGCGACACCGAATGATGTAGGCGGTGTAGATGAAATCCTTGAAATGACCGCAACTGTTATTCCGAGCACGGCATCAGAGCTTGTTACGGATAAGCTGAAAGTCGTTGATAACAACGATGGAACATTCACTGTAACAGTGGTGGGGTAAAAAGCCTATCGGACGAGCAATCGACCGCACCGGTAGGCGAGGATGATCGGTCGATAGCAGAACTTGAAGCAATAAGATAAGCAACAATGGGGCGGTGGCAACACTGCCCCTTGCCAATATAGGGCAGAAAGGCAAGGTAAAACATGAAAGTTAAATTAGGTGGAAAAGAATATACAATTCAGTTTGCAACAAGACCATCGTTAAAATCACATATCTTACAGGATATTATGAAGACACAGGACATGGAAGATATTTCTTCTATGGAAGATATTCTTCTTGAAACACTTCCTAAGACGCTTCTTGTGGGATTGCAGATGCATCACAATGAAGAATTTGGATATGATTACAAAACAAACGATGGTTACGATGAGAAGCTTGAGAAGGTGTCCGACATTCTCTATGATGCGATTGACACAAACGAGATTAACTGCATGGATTTATTCGCTGATATGCAGGAGGAAATGATGACAAACGGTTTTTTAGCGCAGATGATGGAGTCGTTGGAGAGAGCGCAGGAGCAGGAGAAAGAGAAGAAAAAGACCCCATCCAAAGCGAAAGTCAAGAATTAACATGGGAATATTACGTTGCGGAAATCCGTCCGTTTTACCTTATGGTAACGAAAGGCTACGGATTTTCCATTGATGATATAGATATGATGAATCCAGAGTTGCTTAAGCCTTATGTGGATGCATATAAGGCAGAATGGAAGCAACGCGACATGGAAATGTATATGTGGTTCGGAAGATATGCAACGTCAGCACTTGTGACCGCAATAGACGCGACATTCGGCAAGGGTAATAGTAAGTACGTGAAAGAAACTTGCTATGATTCCATCGAAAAGCATAATACGGACGATCCCGATGCAGAGATGCGAGAAATGCTTAAGGCAGAAGAAGCGTGGGCGGCTGAATCAAGGAAATCACATTTACCAAAGCCAAAGATAGTTTAAGAAAAGAGGTATTGCTATGGCAGTAATTATCGGAAGTGCTAGGCACGATGAACACGGAAACTGCTATTCTGGTGGAAAAGCCGGAGACCAGACCGGACAGGAAGTGTCTACGCAGAAGTTTTACAACCATTCTAAGGGATGGTACGTGCTAAGGGCGAAGGACGATAGGGTTGCGGAGAAGTTAGCCGAAGCTATGCAGATTGCATCTGACAACAAAAATATCGGCTATGACCAATCGGAACGCTACGGAGTCATTAAACATGGCATTAACACAAAGGTCAAGACGGAATGCGATTGTTCTTCTCTTGTACGTTCTTGTATTATCTATGCATCTGGCAGGGATGTGGGAGATTTCAATACATCAAATGAACGGTCGGTGATTCTGAAATCCGGCTTATTTAAAGATGTAGGCTCTTATAGGCAGGGAGACGCACTTTACAACGGAGATATTCTTGTGACACGCACAAAAGGTCACACAGTTATTGTTGTAAAAGGCGCAAGAAAATGCAAAACCAAGTATTATCCGAAGTATACCGGAAATTCCGGTTCAATAGTCGAAGCATTAAAAGCGGTTGGGGAAGATGATGTGTCGAAAGAACATCGTGCGGAAATCGCAAAAAAGAACGGATTTTCCAATTTTAAGTTTACATCAGAGGAAAATTCAAAGATGCTTTCTCTTCTGAAAAGAGGAAAACTGAAAAAGTAATTCAAGGGCGGTAGGGGTCAAATTCTGCCGCCTTTTTCTAAAACTAAATAAAGGAGGTGTAACTGTTGGAATTAGAAACCTTAGAGGTCAAGATTCAAGCGCAGGCAAGACAGGCTAATGGCCAGATCGACGCACTGATAACAAGGTTAGGAAAACTATCTTCATCCTTGCAAAGCATAGATTCTAGCGGAATTAACCGGTTATCAACCGGAGTAAACCGATTGTCAAACTCAATGAGTGCCATGCGCAGTGTTGATTCAAGGTCATTCTCGACTCTTGCAAGAAACATCAAAACGCTTAGCAACATTGACACAGGAAAGATCAATGCAGCAGCCGGAGCAATGCGACAGATTTCAAAGTCTGTAAGCTCATTTTCTGGTATGTCAAAATTAGTGCAGGGATTGTCAGAATTAGCCGGAGGAATCAAACAGCTTGGTTATACAAGCTCAACAAAGGCTATCGAGAATATACCAAAACTTGCGGTTGCAATGCGTCAGCTTATGTCCGAACTGTCGAAAGCCCCTAGTGTAAGCCGGAATATTATTGACATGACAAATGCATTGGCAAAATTATCACGTACCGGTGGAGCGGCAGGAACAGCGGCAAAAAGCATCACAAGCTCATTTAGTGGATTTAGTTCCAGTGCTTCTGCGGTTACCAAGAAGTCATTTTCTCTTGCGTCTGCAATCGGAAAAGTGTATGCAACGTACTGGGCTTTATTCCGCGGATTTAGGCTACTTGGAGATGCCATTGACATATCATCCTCACTGACAGAGGTTGAGAACGTTGTAAGGCAGACATTCGGGCAGTATGAAAGCCTAATTAACAATTTCGCAAAAACATCAATTGAAAAATTCGGTATGTCCGAGTTGTCTGCGAAACAGTTCGCAAGCCGTTTCCAAGCAATGGGAACCGCCCTTGATATTCCGCAAGGGCAGATGGCAAAAATGTCTATCCGGTTGACAGAATTAGCCGGAGATATGGCATCATTCTACGATGTGAGCCAAGAAGATATTGCCAAGAGTTTGCAATCTGTATTTTCCGGTACTACGGCACCTATGCGGCGTTATGGTATCGACTTGACACAGGCAACATTAAAGGAATGGGCATTAAAGCAAGGACTTGATGCGAACATTTCCTCAATGACGCAGGCTCAAAAAGCCATGTTGCGTTATCAGTATGTGCTTGCGCATACAACCAATATTACCGGAGACTTTGCCAGAACAGCCGATAAACGAAACTTTTGTTTCATGTGTCGCGCGGCATAGCAATATGTCGATGAAAAATCGGGTAAAATCGGTGAAGGCTAAGTTGACTTAGCACGAACATTTTTGTATAATATGTTTGAGGTGATTTAATGCGAACATATTATATCTACAAAGCAACAAATAAAATAAACGGAAAATCTTATGTCGGTCAAACTTGTGATTTTCATAGCAGAGTGTGGCAACATCAAAGGTGCTACGAAAAAGAAGATTGCGACTTTCATAGAGCAATTAAAGAATTCGGGTTTGACAACTTCTCATGGGAAATCATCGAAACGTGTGAAAGCGAAGATGGAGCCTGTGAGTTGGAAAAGTATTACATTGAAAAATTTAACACCTATCGAGATGGCTATAATATGACCAAAGGCGGGAAAGGCGCGCCGTATCATAACGCCAGGGCAGTTGTTTTGCTGACGCTTGACGGACGGTACATTAAGCGTTATGATAGTGCAATGGATGCAGAAATTGACGGATTTAATAATACGGATGTTCTGCTTAATTGTAAAGGAAAAAGGCGGCAGACAAAGGGCTATATGTTCATGTTTGAGGATGAGTATGAATCAAACGGAGCGAAAACCTATAGAAAGCCGGAACCTAACGGAATGAGAAGCATTATTCAATGTGATATGGAAGGAAATTTTATACAGAAATTTAAAAGTTTGCAGGAGGCGGCTAGGATTACCGGAGCAAATAGAACAACTATTTCCGGTGTGCTTTCAAATACCTATAAGTCGGCAAATGGATATATTTTTGTATACGAAGAAGATTTTCCAATAAAAGATTTGAGCATCTATAAAAAGCGCAAAAAAGGAAGAAAAATTGCGCAAGTGGATGCGAAAACCAGAGAGATTATAAGAGTGTTCGATAGAATATCCGAAGCAGGGGAATCTCTTGGAGTTAATTACAAAGCAATACATAATGTAATTGACCAAGAGGGGCGAACTGCTTATGGCTATAAGTGGATAAGTCAATAAGCTAATACCGAGATAAGGCTATAAAATAAAAGTTATAGCACATTGTAGAGCGTAGGGATTGAACCTATGCTCTTTTCTTATGGAAAGAGTGTAGAATATAATATCCCCAAGAGTATCCGACAGCCACAATGCTGTGGTTGAAAATGTACGCCGAACTTATGGGAAACCATAAGAAGTAGAGGATAAAAAGCCTTTACGATAACATATTGACATGGCATAACCAGATAACCATGCTTAAAGAGAACTTCAAAGCACTTGGAGCGGTTGTTGGTGGTGGTTTAATCAATGCATTTAAGCCATTTATCAAGGTGCTTAATGCAGTTTTGCAGAAGGTGATTGCTTTTGCAGAGATGGTCACAAATGCTTTAGGTTCAATATTTGGATGGAGGTATGAAGCAAGCAAAGGGGCAGGAATCAGCGGTCTTGCTGATGATATTGGGAGCGCATCTGACGGCATGGACGATTTAAGTGATGCCGCAGGAAGCGCAGGGAAAAACACAGGAGGTATCGCAAAAAATGCCAAGAAAGCAAAAAAGGAAATCCAACAGGCAACTCGTGCATTTGATGAATTAAAGGTTATTTCAAAGCAGAGTAAAGATAACACTTCCGGTTCTGGAAGCGGTGGAAGCGGTGGAAGTGGTGGCGGTTCTGGCTCTGGCGGCTCTGGCGGTGGAGATACCGGAAAGTTGGTTCAGACCGACACCATTTTTAAGAAATTCAAAAGCAACATCAAAGACCTTGAAGGACTTGGAAAAGCAATTTCCGGTGCTCTTATAAATGCGATGCGAGGTATCAAGTGGGATGAAGTATATGCCAAAGCATCCGGCTTTGGTAGTGGGCTTGCAAAATTCCTTAACGGACTATTTAAAGGGCAAAAAGGAACAACGCTTTTCGGAGAAACCGGAAAACTGATCGCAAATTCATTAAACACGGTGCTTCATGGTTTAGATTCGTTTGGCACAACGTTTAATTGGAAACAATTTGGAAATTCAATCGCAGACGGAATCAACAAGTTTTTCCAAAACTTTGACTTTGCATTATTGGCTCAAACACTTAATTCGTGGGCGCAAGGTGCATTTGATGCAGTTACGACAGCATTAAGTAAAATTTCTTGGAAAGATGTATGGAAAGGCGTCAAGAAATTTTTAAGCAACTTAGACGTAAAAACAGTTGCAATTATTGTCGGTGCGCTGACAATCAAAAAAATCCTTGGATTGCATCTTGCAAAAACCGCACTTGATATAATCGGAACTTCCATTTCAAAATCAATAGCTGGTTCACTTGCATCAAGGCTTGGCGTTGAAATTGCGGCAAATGAGGGAATCTCGGCAGTATTGTCTACCGCTTTGTCAAAAAAAATAGGTGGGGCGTTTGCTACACTTGGAACAACTGTTTCAGCTGGTGTCAAAGCTTTATTCGGTAGCGGTGCGGCAGAGAGCGCACTTTCTTTTATCAGTCCGGTAGCAAAAGCTATAACCGGGATTGGATCTGTTGCAATTGGCGCGTTTACTGCAATATCAAACTTTGTGACCATGCTAAAGAACGGATTCAGTTGGCTTAATGAAGCACTTATGCTTGTCGGAGTTACGATTACGGCAGTCGGAGCGGTTATTTTAGGGGTAGCGGCAGCACCGGCAGCGATTACCGCAGGAATAGTAGCCGCTGTTGCAACGGCAACTGTAGTAGTCAAGGATCATTGGAAAGAAATAAAAGAAATTTTCTCAAAAGCTGGAGATTGGTTTAATACTAATGTGATTAAGCCAATAAGCGGATTTTTTGAGGGATTATGGAAATCCGTTTCCGGTTTTTTCTCTTCTTTATGGAAAGATATATCCGGTGTATGGAAAACAGTTTCTGGATGGTTCAATACTAATGTTATAACTCCTATTGTTTCATTTTTCCAAGGATTTTCGAAAAGAGTTGGTCAAATCTTTGAAGGATTGTGGATCATTGTCAAGGCTGTATGGATTGTTGTTTCTGATTGGTTTAAATCAAAGGTAATAGAGCCAATAAAGAAGAATTTTGAATTATTGAAATCGACAGTATCAACCGCATTCAAGGTTCTATGGACAACTGTGAAATCGGTATGGGCGGTGGTTTCCGGTTGGTTTAAGGAGCATGTTACAACACCTATCAAGAATGCTTTTAGCTCAGCAAAAGAATCTATTCAGAAAGCTTTTAGCTCGGCAAAGACAGCGGTAACCGGGGCGTGGAACAGTGTTTCTAGTTGGTTTAAAGAACATGTAACCACCCCGATAAAAAATGCTTTCTCGAAGATGAAAGAAAGTGTAGCTGAAATATTCAGCAAATTATGGAATAGCGTGAAAAGTGGCGTTGCCGGGGCAATGAACACCGTAATTTCAAGAATTGAAACAGCAATAAATTCATTGATCGGTGGAGTGAATACCGTTTTGAGAGGGTTTAACAGTGTTGTTTCTGCGGCGGCTAAAGTAGCAAAGGTAAAGTGGAGCGGAGTCGATCTTGTGCCAAAAGTGAGCCTACCTAAAGTAAAGGCTTATGCAACGGGCGGTTTTATGGATAAATATAGCATAGCAACAGTTGGAGAAAACGGGCTTCCGGAACTTATGGGAACGGTCGGAGGTAAGCCGGCGGTCGCAGGAAGCCAAGAAATTACTGGAATCAAAGATGCTATCAATTCAACATCTGCGCAAGAGGTTTCCTTATTGCGACAGCAAAATCAGTTATTGCAAGCTATTTTACAGAAAAATTTCGGAATTACTACAAGCGACATAGGAAAAGCTGCAAGGGATTATGGTAGAGAACATTACAATCGAACCGGAGACAATGTATATGTTTTTTAGTGACTTCTATAATAGAACGTGATATAATTCTAAATAAATCATATCACAAGAAAGGAGTCATTATGAGAAGCACAAAAAAATTATTAGTAGCGATGGGGTTGGCATTTGCCGTTTTGATTTCGGCTATGCCAATCCAAAATGCAGATGGGAAACAGATTGTTGCACAGGCGGCAACTATCAAATTAAGCAGAAAGACTCTTAATTTAAAAATTGGAGAATCCGCAACATTAAAGATAAGCGGAATGAGGAAAACTGCTAAATGGAGTAGTGGCAATAAATATGTTGCTTCTGTAAATAAGTCTGGAAAGGTTCTGGCGGTTGGAGAAGGAACGACGTACGTAAAAGCAAAAATTGCAAAGAAAACGCTTTCTTGCAAAGTTACCGTCACTTCTTCCTTTAATGCGAACAAGGTAAAGAAAAACATCTCAATTGAATACCAAGATAGTGGTCATGGAGTTGTTGCTATCTTGAAAAACAACAACAAGGTAAATGTTGATCTGGACGCAAAACTTGTATACTACAAAAACGGTAAAATGCTGGATAGCAAAAGCGATTGTAACAGAGCTTTTGAATCCGGTAAGGAATGTGTTCTTTATTTTGACGCACCGAGCGATTCTGATTATAACGATGTTTCTTATGATAACTATAAAATGTCGTTGAGTGTTGATGAAGCAACAAATGCTGTTTGTGATGTTCGCAATATAATGGTTCAATCGGACATTGGAGCAGATAATGTTACGGTTGAAGCTACAAACGATTCCGGAAAAGATTTTTCATTTGTGAAAATTTCTTGCTTAATGTATGATGCATCTGGCAACTTGATCAAATATGATTATCATTATGCAGAATGTGAAAAGAATGGAGACACCGATTATTTCTCGTTTAGTTTTCCGTACGATTCAAATTACGATACGATCTATCCGAGCAGTTATAAGATATATGTTGATGAAGCATATACATATACTTGGTTACAATAAAAATTGAAAGATAAATGATACTTAAGCCGTGGAAACACGGCTTATTTTAATTCCAAAATCGGATTGACACAAAATCAAAAATAGTCTATCCTTATTACTAAGGAAACAACCTTATCCGTGAAGAAGCGGATTACTTACTTGAACGCCATACTGTACGAAAGAGGAAACCAATGTGATTTCACAAGTGGCTTCCTCTTTTTTATTCAGATAAAAATGTATGGAGGTAGACACGAATGAAAAAATCACAACTTATGCTTAAGATTCAAAACAGCATTGAGGTATTTGAGAATCCAATATTCGGACAGATTAGAATGGTCATGGTCGATGATGAACCATGGTTTGTTGGAAAGGATATATGCGAAGTATTTGGAGATACGAATTACAGAAGAAGCCTTTCAAATATTGATGATTCTGATAAGGGTGTGTCACAAATTGATACTCCCGGTGGAAAACAAAGAATGACGGTTGTTAATGAAAGCGGTTTGTATTCCTTGCTCTTTCAGATGCAACCACAGAAAGCAAAGGGTGTGTCACAAAACGACTCCCTTATAAACGAAAGAAAAGAAAAACTTCATAAGTTCAAACGTTGGGTAACATCCGAGGTTCTCCCTACAATCCGTAAAACAGGTGGGTATGTCAATAATGATGAATTATTTATTTCTACTTACCTACCATATGCAGATGAAAACACTAAACTGATATTTTCACAGACATTAAAAACTGTTAGAGAGCAGAACGAAACCATTAAAAGACAGCAGAAAGAAATCATCCATAAGGAAGATGTTATTATCGGACTCGTTGATGATATTGACTTGGCAACCAAGAGACAGCGGATAACGCAGATTGTCCGTTTCGGTGCCGATGGAAAGTATCAAGAACGCTATTCGTTGCTTTATGGAGAATTTGAAAGGAAATATCACTGCAACCTTAAATCAAGGATGGAAGGGTGCACGCTCAAGCCAAAAGTAAGAAACAAGATGGATTATATAGACAGGGAAATGGGAATGATTCCGCAGTTGTACGAAATCGCTTGCAAACTTTTTGAAAACGATGTAGAAAAGCTGAAATCTGAATGGGAATCAGTAGTAGCTTAAAATTTAATCAAATGGATAGCATCTACCAAAACGGTAGGTGCTATTTTTATACCCATTTTTAGGAGGTAAACGATGGGATATGGCGGATATTTAGTAAAGTTTGGTAATTATACCATACCGAACAGTTTAATAAAGCAGGACACGTTTAGTTCCTATGTGAACATGCAGGACAAAGACCCATGGACGGATGAAAACGGATATGAGCATCGTGATGCCGTGGAATTGAAAGCCTTAAAGGTTGAGTTTGAAACCAAAGCCATGCTGACCGAAAAGCAGTTTGATGATTTTTGGAAGAATATCGAAAAGAACTATACTAAGGCAAAGGAGCGCGGTGGATATATCACGGCATACGTGCCGGAGAAACACGGATATGTGACACAGTACGGATATATCGCTGATATTCAGCCAACGTTCTATTCTGTGGCACATGGGAAGATTAAGTATGACGCAATCAAATTTTCATTTATAGGCGGTGTATATGATAAATAGCAGTTTGAAAGAAAAGTATTGGGATTCCTCGACAGATAAACAGATGGTTATATCTGTTGTTGGAACGAACCAGAAGATAGACAATTCGATGCTTGAAATCGGTACGTTCGCTCTCGAAGAAAGCCTTTGTTCGGAGTCTGAATTAAAGTTTGGAGCGTGCGAAGCGAATTGCGTAAAATTCACGGCACGAAACACCGCAGGAAACATTATTGGAAAGACAATCTCTATCGAAGAAACAATTGACGGAGATAGCGAAAACCCGATGCCATACGGAGTTTTTAAGGTTGCGTCCGATGTTCCTACGGCTGACCGTACAAAACGGCAGATTACGGCATATGACGCAATGTATGACATTATCAATACAGACGTAAAGTCTTGGTATGCAGGACTTAGCTTTCCAATGACACTTAAGCAGTTCCGTGATAGCTTTTTTGCACATCTTGGAATTGCGCAAGTCGAAACGAGCCTTGTCAATGATTCCATGACGGTCAATAAGACGATTGTAGCCACACAGACGGACGATTCAAGCGCAGTCACAGAAGAGTCCGCTATCAGCGGAAAAACGGTTGTGACGGCAATCTGTGAGATTAACGGATGCTTTGGAAATATCAACCGAGAGGGAAAGTTTGAGTATGTCTTTCTGAAAGCAATCACAAGCGCACTTTATCCGGCAGAAGATTTATTTCCGTCTGACAATTTATTTCCGTCTGATGCAAACACAGAGTCCATGACCGGACACTACATCGCGTTTGATTATGAGGACTTTCAAAGCAAGGAAATTACACAGCTAGAAATCAAGACAAGTGAAGATAATGCCGGTGCTATTGTTGGAACCGCCGGAAACAACTATTCTATTACAGGAAACTTCCTTGTATCAGACAAGACCGGAGCGGAGCTGGAACAGATTGCAAATAACCTATTGCCTATTATGGCACAGGCGGCATACACACCGATTAAAAGTTGCACCTGTGTCGGAAATCCATGTCTGACACTTGGGGAACCAATCCGATTCAATACCACGAGAGAGATTGTTGAAACGTATCTATTGCAACGCACTTTAACCGGAGTACAAAGCAAGAGAGATTCAATCTCGGCACAGGGAACGCAGACGCACTCTGCAAAGGTTAATTCTATCAGAGATACGATTGAAAGCGTGGAAAGACGTACCGGAAAGCTAGAGAGGAACGCAGACCATCTTCAATCCACGTATGAGGATTTAGAGGAACAGACAAATACCAAGTTTGAGCAGACCGCAAAAAGCATTTCTGCAGAAGTCAACCGCGCACAAAAAGCAGAGGGACAATTAGACGCATCATTGGAATTGAAACTTGGAAGAGATGAAAACGACCAAGTCGTTTCGATGATTAATGCAAGTGCCGACCAGATTACGCTTAGCGGAAACAGACTCATAGTCAACAGCAATAACTTCCAGCTTGATGGCGATGGCCGAGTGTCAATCGTTGATTCATTGAACTTTATTGCAACGTCACAAGGAGATGACCTTGTAATTATTGGTCTCGATGCAAGAGAAAGGCCAATGCTGCAGAACATACGCATCGATCTAAACTCTGTAACAGATCAAGATGGTGTAGCCATAGGTGACCATGCTAGCACTGCAGATCATGCAACAACAGCAGATTCAGCAACAACTGCAGAAAGTGCAAGGCAGTGTATAATGGCATCAACCGCGCATTATTTGCAAGGTATTGGACTATCCGATTATGTACGAATTTCAGACAACGGAAATTTAATTCCAAGCTCTAGTTCTGTGTACTGTGGAACTAACCCCAATCCATTTGCCGGAGGGTATTCTTCCGGTGGTTGGAAAACAACGTCTGACCGTAGAAAGAAAAAGGATTTTCGAAAACTGTTAGAGGATGATCGGTTTGAGAGATTTTTTGAGTTGCTGCAACCGATGGAATATCGGCTCATAGAAAATGATGAAAAAATGCACATGGGATTTGTTGCACAGGATGTCGAACAGGCAATGACGGATTGTGACATATCTGAAAATGAGTTTTACGGACTGGAACATGCGGTATTCTCCGAAAAAGATTTTGAATCTAATGAGGAATGGGAAAAATTCTTAGAGCAGAATGGTGGCGCAAATGATATGTATACATTGTGCTATCAAGAGTTTATTGCGCTTAACACTGCCATGATACAGAAATTGCAGGACAGATGTAACGATTTTGAACGCAGACTATCCGCGTTAGAAAGGAGTGTGAGCCATGCAGAAAATATATAGCCGTATTAATTGGGAGAATTTCCCAAGTGAAAAAACAGCGGTAAATGAATCCAATCTTAACAAGATGGACTTGGCGATTGACAATCTGGATGATCGCGTGGTTGCTATGGATGCATCCAAAGTTGACTTGACCAAGGCTAACGAACTTGTAAAGGAAATCCTTTGGGATGAATCTAACGGCACACTGACAGTTGTTAAGATGAACGGCTCCAAGGCGGTTATTGATACCAAGTTGGAGAAGTTGGCGGTCAACTTCACGTACAATCCGCAAGCACAACAATTAGTAATCACGCTTGACGATGGCACGGCGCAGAACGTGGACTTATCCGCGCTGATCACGCAGTATGAGTTCTTAGAGGGTGACGAGATTGCATTTGAGGTCACTTCTGATGGAAAAGTCAAGCCGATGATTAAGGGCGGCTCAATAACTGAGGATAAGTTGCAACCGAATTTCTTGGCGGATATTAAGGTAGAATCTGCCAAGGCGGTAGCATCTGCCAAAAGCGCAAAAGAGTCCGAAACCAAGGCGGTAGCATCCGCCACAGATGCCAAGGACAGCGCAGACCGAGCGCAGGGAATCGAAGACGAGATTAACAAGAAACTCACAATGACAGAATTTGATGTGAATGAGGATGGGGAGTTGATTTACACGGACAATTCGGCATATAACTTTGTCGTTGACAATGATGGGAATTTGAATTGGGAGGTGGCTTAGAATGGCTATAGCAGGAAGAGTGGCAATTGTGCCAAAGGGCGATTGGAGCGCAGATGCTACATATAAGAGATTGGATGCAGTGACTTATAACAATACGCTTTATTTCGCAAAAAAGGATGTGCCGGCAGGAACGGCAACAAGCAATACAGAATATTGGTCTAAGTCTGTTGTAGGTGGTGCTAGTGCGATTGCAACAACAGAGGATGCCGGAGTTGTAAAGCCGGACGGAAAAAGCATGAGCGTAGATGAAAGTGGGACGCTTAGTATTAACTTGGATGGAACCACAATTACATTAGATGAAGCGAAAAACGTCATAAAGTTGGCAGATGCACTAAAGGATAAAATCGGAAGTGCACTGCAACCAGAAAGTATTGTAAATAACCAGGTAACAACAGAAACCGGGTTTGCATTAGATGCGCGGCAGGCGAACCCGAATATTGATGGATCACTGGCAAAGCAGATAAGTGATTTAAACGGCAGTTTAAATAATGTAGCCACTAAAAATGATATAAGTGCATTAAACCCATCTGCTGACAGTAAACTATTCACTGAGTTTTCCATCGGCAGATTGGGCGCTGGTTGGTATAGAATTGCAGAAATTATTTTTTCAGAAGAAACAAGCGCCAAAGGCGCAACTTCAGGGTTTGTAGAAATTCTAATAAATCAAGAATGGAATAGTCAAGTTGGGTGTTTTCACAAAGTAAAAATAGCTCTTGTATATTCTGACAAAGCCAAAATTTCTAGTTCAGGTATTGGAACACTTAATTTAACAAAAGTTAGAGTTGTTAGAAAATCTAACATTTTATATTTTGACATATTCAGCCGTGGTTATGATAACGGAACAAGGACACTGTTGAATATCCCGTTACCCTCACATATTACATCTGCAAAAGCTTATAACGATGTTAAAATTGTTCCTGAAACTGCTGATGGGGAAGTAATTGTGTGCAGTGTTGATCTTGCAAACAATATATAAATATGGTTTATCATAAATGCATTAAGTAATTGTTACCCATTCGGTAGAATTATTTTTGACCCCTACTATATATTTTATTGTCCCAGTATGTTATTCGCAATTGCCGTTGATATTTGCTATAGCTTTTATGCCCCAAAAATAACCCACTACCATCGTTTATGATCGCAAAATAGCAAATACTATTATAGCCAGTTAGTTCATCATCAAGTAGGTCGAAACGTTCAAGAAAAAATATTTTAAAGTGATTTAAACTGCCGTTTAAGAAAAAAAGCCGAACAAATGTTCATATGTAACTTATAAACCATTTTTTATCATAGAAAGGAATAAAAAATTATGGACAAAATTATTTTAGCCAACAAAACAGAATTTGAAATCGCCGATGGTGCAAGCCTTGGAAACATCCAGATCAAAGCCGAGAACTTCGAAGCCGTCAAGACCATCACGGATGCATTTTCTGCGGACAACCTGCAGGAAGTTACATTTACACACAACGATGCAGTGTCGGGGAAATACACCAATCTGAAATCCGATGGGTTTACATATGTTCCGAATATGGGCGAGGATAGCGCAGAAGATGGCACATATACCGTAACAGTAAGACTTAGAACAAAGACGGAAATGGAAAAAGCAATTGATGAACTTAAAGCAGGGCATGAGGCAAATGCAGAAGCAATCCAAGAACTGGCAAGTATTACTGCAGGAAGTGAGGTGTAGGATATGGTTAAGTTTTATGTGCGTAGAATCTTGGTAGACAAGAAAATGACGATTGATGAAGTGCCGATGCGTTGGCGCGCAAAAGTGCAAGAAGAGATCGAGAAACAGCTTTCCGCTTCTCTGCAATGACATTTTCTGTCGAAACTTGCGACCGAAAAATGTTGAAATCATGCATATTACAGTGATACTATGGACTTGTCCGAAAGGACACTTCAAGTTCTGGCATGGGTGGGGTTTGGCATGGCTCCGCCCATAATTGGGGATTGACTATGCCGAACACACGTTCTATAATATCTGTATCGCTACATAGGGCACATGATTGGGGGGGTTTTAGGTTGGGAAAAGAGTACTACAAAAATGAAATCATTAAACTTATTGAAAAATGCGAAAATTTGCATTGGTTAAAAACCATATATGCATACATAAGTAACTTATTAAAATAGGAAAAGAGCCAAGGGTCTGCGCATTGCCCTTGGCTCTTTTTTACTTTTTGTCTGAAATCATATCTACTAAATTTTCTAAGGCTGTCCAATCGCTTTCGCTTAATTTGCACAGTGCAGAAACAAGTCGATACTTAAAGTTTTCATCACCTAATCTTTGGATTTCTCCAAGCATTGCTGAAATCTGTTCGTCTTTTGATAATTCAACAAACATTTCTCCGTTTCCGGTGCGAAGCCAATCTTCATTGACATTAAACTCTTGACAAATCAATTTAACAGTTTGTTCTGATGGAGAATTTTCTCCGCTTTCCATTTTGCATACAGCAGATCGTGAGACTAAAATTTTTTCTGCAAATTCGGTTTGACTTAATTTTGTTGATAACCGAACTTGCTTTATTCTCTCATTCATCCTTTACCCTCCTTTCACAATTATATTAACATTAAATGTTCATTAAGTCAACAAAAACTATTGACAATGTATATTTAATGTGCTATTGTATGTACATCGAATGAACAGGAAAGAGGTGAGAACATGAAAGAGATTAAATCAGCAAATGACATAATTGTTGTTCCGGTTTCCTATTTTAATGGGATGGAAAAGGAATTGCAGAAGATTTTAAACAAGGTGGATATTCACGATATGGATGTCATGGAACAGGTTCTTCATATGCGGAAATGGCTGAAAACCAAAACCGTATATGAAGAAACAAAGAGATTATATCCTAATCTCCGTTTGGAAAATATTCATTTGCTTTTACCACAAGAAGAAGAGAGTTCTTGTGAGTGTACTGATAAAACAGGCAGTGAATAGATTCTGCGGTCGTGTCGCAGATTGGAATTCCAAACTTATCCGGAACTTTTAGTTCCCAACAAAAATTATTGATATTTGCGAACGTTATATCGTTTTCAGTTAATATCTCTGCCATCTTTTCTCGGTCGCAGGATATTGTAGAAAAATCGCAAAACAAAAAGTATTTCAAATTGTATCACCTCCCTTATTTGATGATAAGGGAATTATATCACAGAAAGGAAGTGAAAGTATGGATAATTTAGTACACATTGGAAATGCAGATATTTCCATCAAAGAGTACAAAGGCAAGCGAGTGGTCACGTTTAAGGACATTGACATGGCGCATGAAAGACCGGACGGAACAGCAAGAAAAAGATTTTCTGACAACAGAAAACATTTTGTTGAGGGAGAAGATTATTTCGTTTTGAAACCGTCAGACCTTGAAAATTCTGGGATGTCCGAATTTCGGACATCTGGAATAACAGAGGTAAATCCAAGAGGAACGGCATTCATTACCGAACAGGGCTATCTGATGTTGGTCAAGTCGTTTACGGATGATTTGGCATGGGAAGTGCAAAGAAAATTAGTTTCTTCCTATTTTAATGTACATCAAAGTGTCAACGATCAGTTATCTCCGGAATTGCAAGCATTGCAAGGACTTCTTAATCAGATGGTTCAAAAAGAACTTGCTGACAAGGAAAGAGACAGACAGATTGCCAAGGCACAGGACACAGCACAGAAAGCCATTGAGACAACTGAACATATCAAAGAAGCGGTGAAGCCGGTATTTGATAATTGGAGAAATGAAATCAATGCAAAATTTAATCGGATTCAGAGAAATGCAGATTGTCAATTCAACGTATTGAGGACTGAAATGTATTCAGAACTTGAACACCGTGCCGGATGCGACTTGAGCAGAAGAATCAGAAACAGACGTGAGCGCATGGCAGAAAGCGGATGCACGAAAACAGAAATCAGCGCATTGAACAAAATGGACATTATTGAGGATGATAAGAAATTGCGTGAAATCTTTTCGAAAATCGTAGCAGAGTACGAAATCAGATATTGCGCATGAAAGGAAGTGATTGAATGAGCGAAAAAGAAAAACGCGTTGTCGAAAAGCTTCGTGATGCCATTCCGAATATGACAGATTTTCAGAAAGGATATGTCCTTGGAATGGTAGAGAGTTCTGCTTCGAAACATAGTGAGCAGGAAGAAGAAAATAATGAAAGGAGCAAATATGGAACACAAACCACAAAAAATTGAAATCAAGCCGAGAAGAGAGGGGGAGCCGCCGTCAAGCACTCATCTTTTTGTAGATGGACATGAAATCAAAGGAATTAGAAAACTTGATTTTTCTGTAGAACCAAACGGTCTTCCACATTTGGTGCTTGATTTACAGGCATTTAATTTGACTGTTGATGCCCTTTGCTTGATATATCAGGAAAAAAATCGGGGCAATCAATCTACAGATTGCAGACGAAGAAAACGAAAGGGGTGAGAATGGGTGGAAGTAAAAAGATACCGGCTTTTAGACGAAGAAGGAAAAGCTGTAATTGTAAAGAAAGACAAGGATAGATATATCGGTCTTGACGAATTGGCACAGCACATAGCAATGAATATCGTTGATGATTACCAAAGCATTTTGGACGGCGATAAGAAAATCGAAGATACAAACATTGAATTATCCGTCAAAGTCCTTACCGCCATTTCTCCGGTCATTAAAACATATTAAAAATGTTTTATGTTACGGAATGGGTTTTCTGCCGCTTCCACGCTAGAGGATCGATTTTCTTCTTTCGGTAGAGATTTTTTGATTTCTTCGCAGTATTGGTCGTACTTGGTTTTGAAATCATTGAAAGAATCGTTACATCCACAGATTTTAGCGATAGCGTAGGCAGATACATATTCATTGTTCAAAAATTCACCTCCCTTATTTGATGATAAGGGAATTATACCACAGAAAGGAGATTTATGAACGAATTACAGATTTTTAATTCGGAAGAGTTTGGAGAAGTCCGAACGGTAGTATTAAATAGCGAGCCGATGTTTTGCTTGGCTGATGTTTGCAAGGCATTGGGCATTAAAAATGCAACAGATGTTGCTAAAAGGCTTGATGATGACGAACGCACTAAATTAAATCTAGGGCGTCAAGGAGAAACAAACTTCGTTACCGAGTCTGGTCTATACGCGGTTATTCTCCGCAGCGACAAGCCGAATGCCAAGAAGTTCCGTAAATGGATAACCAGAGAAGTTCTTCCATCCATCCGAAAGACCGGAAGTTACGGAAAGCCTATGACAACGGCAGAAAAGATTCAGTTACTTGCACAGGGAAACGAGGAATTGAGCGGTCGTGTTGAAAAGGTAGAAGATAAAATCGATAGCCTTGAAAACGATATGCCTTTGTATGGATGCGAGATTGACGAGATTCAGAAGCACGTTAAGCGCAGGGGCGTTGATATTCTTGGTGGAAAGCAGAGTGAATCATACAGAGATAGAAGCATCAGAAGTTCAGTGTATTCGGATATTTACAGTCAGCTTAAGCGCGAATATGGTTGTGTGGCATCATACAAAAGCATCAAGCGAAAGTATATCGCAGATGCACATGAGTTTATTGATTGCTATACAGCACCAGTGTTCTTGCAGGAACAGATTTCATGCGCGAATGCACATAATGAATGAGTTGTTTCCTTATTATATAGCACGAAAGGGGAAATCAGATGAAAAAAGTAATCCAATTCATCATAGGTGCGGTGGCAATGGAGTATTCCTTGGTTGCCGCGTGCTATATGGATAGTGATGGCGTGGTCGGGAATATGGCGGCTATTAAATTTGTAGCCGGTGCAGTAATTGCGGCAATCATGTACTATTGGTCGGAAGTAGACCGAAAGAGAGCTGAACTTGACAAGCGAATTAAGAGAAAACGCAGAATGAGAGAGGATGCATGGTAGACGTTGTGTATATAAGTGGCACGAGATGTTCCACGAAAGAAAAGCGTATGCTTGCTGAACTTTTGGCAGGGAAACGAAAGAAACAAGACGATAAAGAGGACTTTGAAAAGGTTCTTGACAGAGAAATGGGAAGGAGAAGCAATGGAGAACAAAATAACACTGATCGGTGATGTTGTATCAGCACCAAGGGAAAGCCATAAATCAAGCGGTAAGATTTTTTATAAATTTTTCATCGGAGTTGAAAGAAGAAGCGGTGTTGCAGATATTCTTCCGGTACTGTTCGATGAAGAAATCAGCGATACAGGAATTAGCGGAACGGTATGCGTCAGTGGGAAGATAATTACCCGACACGCAAAAACAGGGTCTGGAGAAGCCATTCTTATGTATGTTATGGCTGATGCAATCACAAAGCCAGAGGATGATAGTCCTTTGAATGAAGTAAGCCTTGATGGGATTATCGAGGAAAAGCAACTTAGGGAAACACCGCTTGGTCGTAAAATCTGTGATGTGAAACTCAAAAACATAAGAGAAAATGGAAAAGAGGATTTGATTACTTGCATCGTATGGGGAAAGTGTGCGGAGTATACGGACTCACTTGCTTTAGGCGATAGGGTAAGCACATACGGAAGATTGCAGAGCCGGAGATATAAGAAAACGTGTAAAGATGGTCGCGTTGTGGAAAAAGTTACATATGAGTTATCAATAAAAGGAATCGTGGGGGTGTAATAATGCGAATGATTTTAAAATCGTTACGTATGGAGAATTTTAAAGGCATTAAGAGCCTTGATGTAAATTTTTCAAATAAGACAAGTATTAAAGGGCAGAATGCGGTAGGTAAGACTACAATTTTTGATGCATTTACATGGTTGCTTTTTAACAAGAACAGCGCAGGAGAAGAAAAATTCAATGTCAGACCATTGGATAAGGACGGACACCGAATTGATAACGTGGAAATCAAGGTTGTGGGAGTTATTGACATTGATGGGAAAGAAGTAGAACTTTCCAAGGTTCAGAAGCAGAATTGGGTTAAGAAGCGCGGAACTAATACGGTATCATTGCAGGGAAACCCAAATTCTTATGAGATTGACGGTTATCCGAAAAGTGAAGCTGAATTTAAGGCTTATATTTCCGGTTTGGCACAGAGCGAGGAAATGTTTAAGATGCTAACCAATCCGCAGTATTTTTCTTCTCTGAAATGGAAAGATCAGCGAGACATTCTGATGAAACTTGTTGCAGATATTTCAGATGTGGAACTTGCACAGGCAGATGCCAAGTATGCACCACTGATTACGGAATTGGAAAAAGCACCGTCTACAGATGATATTCGTGCCAAGTTTTCCAAGGCTTTGATCGAGTGGAAGAAGAAACAGGCTGAAATTCCGGTGCGCATTGATGAAGCAGAGAAATCTAAGGTTGACGTGGATGTGGCAGAGCAGGAGTTGTTAAAGGCTGATTTAGAGAGAAAGATTGAAGCACTTGAAGATTTAATGGCGAAATCTGATGTTCGGATTGATGAAATGCGGAGTGAGGAAATGCATTGTCAGTTTGAAATGTCAGCTATCGCGCAGGCCATGAATAACGAACTTTCAAGCAAGAAGCATGAAATTGAAAATCACAAATATGACCACGAACGGAAGTTAGAGGATGTTCGTTCATCTATCAGAAAAGCGCAGGATTCAATTGAGGGTAATAAGAAATCAATTTCTGAACAGACTCTTAAGAAAGCTGACCTTGTTAAAAAATACAACGAGGAAGTAGTGAAGAAATTTGACGATTCCAAGTGGGTATTTGACGAATCTACAACGGTTTGTTCGTTATGCGGACAAAGATTGCCGGAGGATAAAATAGAGTCTTTAAGAGCCGATTTTTCGCAGAGAAAAGCAGATGCAATCGAAGCATTTAATGAAGAACACGCGAAAACACTTGCCATGATTGTTGATGATGGAAATGCGTGTGCTGAAATGATTAAGAATCTGACCAAGAATAACAAGGAATTAGAAAACACAATCAACACCTTGAAACTGCATGAAGCGGAAGAAATTGACATTTTCAAAGGACTTGACGAACAGATTTCTAAGATCCCGACTTGCGCTGATTATACGCAGAATGCGGAATATGTCAAGTTAAAGGCTAAACAGGATAAATTGCTTGCTGATATTGCAGAGTTAGAATCCAAGGGCGCAGATAAGGTAGTTGAGGACACAAAAGCCGATAAAGCAAAATTAAAGAGTCAGCTTGATGAAGTAAATAAGATTATCGCGCAGGCGGCTAACAACGTTATGATTGATGATCGTATCGAAACGCTTCGTGACGAGCAGAAAGAAATCGGGCAGAAAGTTGCCGACCAGGAGCAGATGCTTTACCTCTTGGAAGAGTTCATCCGCTTCAAGCTGAATAAGGTTTCTGAATCTATTAACAGCCATTTCAAGACCGTAAATTTCAAACTCTTTGAAATGCAGTTAAATGGCGGTATGAAAGATTGCTGTGAGTGCACCGTAAATGGCGTTCCGTATTCGACTTTGAACAGTGGCCACAGAATTGTAGCAGGACTCGATATTATCCGCTCATTGAGTGAGTTATACGGTGTGAGAGTGCCTATTTTTGTCGATAACGCGGAATCGCTGAATGAGTTCAATGTGCCGGATATGGATGCACAGTTAATTCTTTTGAGTGTTTCAGAGGACAAGCAGTTGAAAGTGGAGGGCGTGTAGAATGTTAAGAGTAGAGACAAGCAACAACGTCACACAGCCGGATGCACGGTGTATGTCATGCAAGCGTTGGAAGAGCGCAAGCAAAGGGTTCTGGGGAAGAGCCGGACATTGTTCTCTTCCGTATTGCGAGAAAGACGCGAGGAATAAAGGAAAGAGAGGCCGTATACATGGATGATATTGAAAAATTGAAAGCCGAAAATTCAGATTTGCGAACAAAGGTAGATAACCTTGAGCATAATGAATATAAACTTATAGGAGAACTTGAAAAAGTCTCAAAAACAAACGAAAGACTTTTGTGTATTCTTGAAAATTTGTCAAATGGATATGTGAAAAAGGAGAGGTAATTATGCAGTATATCAAAGCGAAATTTCCAAACAGTACAAGAAGCTACGTGTATCGCACCGAGGATTCTGTGAAAGCCGGTGACATGGTTGTAAATTCCAATGGTGCAAAGCTTACGGTCACGGATGAATCGGTGGATATGAAGTGGGTAGAAACATACGGTGCTGATAAGATGGCTGTTGTGAAGAAGTGTGATGAACCGGAAAGCGGTGGTGACGATGAGAGTTAATCCATGTAGATATTGTGCATTGTCTGTAAACCTTAATGGAAAGCATTGTTCAAGGTATTCTTCCGAAGAGTGCGCAAAATGCGAGAACATTCAAAAACACAGGGAATATCTTTTGAGTCAGCGAAAATTCGCAGAGGGTGAGCAGATTACAAGAATTGAGGAACTTTTGAAACAGGAATGGGTAATGTGGTATCACAGTACAAAGCACATAGAGGTTTTCAAGAATATGCAACTCAATCTTGTTTTGAAATTCCTTAAAAATGGAGCATTTAGAAAAGCAATAAGGAAAGAAAGCGAGGAAAAATAATTATGGCAGAGAACACAGAATTAGTAAAGGCAGAAGAAAAGACAGAGGTTGCAACACACAATAACAAGGTTACCGATTACAGCCTTGGAATTTTCGGAACATCCGACAATTTCATCATGGCTATGCAGATGGCAAAGGCGTTAGCCGAGTCAACAATAGTTCCGCAGACGTATCAGAAAAATCCATCTAACTGTTTGATTGCCATTGAGCAGGCGCAGAGAATGTGCATCAGCCCACTTATGGTTATGCAGAACCTTTTTCTGATACAGGGCAAGCCAAGCTGGAGCAGTAAGTTTTTGATCGCGTCTATCAACGCCAGCAACAAATTCGACATGGAGTTGCAGTACGACGAAACCAAGGACAAGAACGGAAAACCTTATTCTTGCACTGCGTGGACTATGAAAAATGGTCGAAGAATTGAGGGCATGGAAGTTAATATGCAGATGGCAGATGATGAAGGTTGGACGAAGAAGAACGGCAGCAAGTGGAAAACAATGCCGCAGTTAATGCTTCGTTATAGAGCAGCATCATTTTTCTCTAGCCTTAATTGCCCGGAGCTGACAATGGGACTTTATACCAAGGAAGAAATCGAGGATGGCGATTTCAAGGAATATCCGATGGAAGATTTACAAGAGCAAGTCAAGCTTGATATTACGGAGAACGCCAACAGTGAGCCATTTGTTACTGCGGAACCTTGTTCAACCGAAAGTGCAGCAGTCGAGCCGGAACATACCGAAGCCGACAATGCCCCGTGTGGCGATGCGGATGTACCGGACTTTATGAAAGATTAGGAGGTTTTCTATGAGAATTATATCGCAGGACGGAACGCTTGATATGCCATATGAAGAGGTGATTATTCAGAGATTCAGGTCAAGAATTTATTTCCTGAACAAAAACTTAATAGGTGTTGATTCGCTTAATGAAGACATGCAAATTGCTGAATATTCCACCGAAGAAAAAGCGAAGAAAGCCATGGAAATGCTTAGAGTTGCATATGCAGGCAAATTTATCACAAATGCGGATATTCCAGATGATTTCAATGAAACGCTAAAGGCTGCTATGAAAGGCGGCTTTGGAACTGTGGTAGTTAAGGATACTTGCGAACGTGTGGAATTTAACAATCTGAATGGATATTTCCACTTTCCGGCAGAGGAAGAATTGGAGTAGCCTATGAAATTAAAAGTCTTAGGTTCCGGTTCATCCGGTAACTCATACGCCTTAATTGCCGACAATGGAGAAATCCTTGCAATCGAAGCCGGATGTAAATTCATGGACTTTAAGAAGATGATTGATTGGCGTATATCTGATGTTGCCGGATGTATTGTGAGCCACGAACACGGAGACCATGCACGCTACATAAAGGATTTTATGAGATCTGGTATTCCGGTTTACACGGCATTTGAAACGCAGACCGCACTTGAAGTCATAACTGGAGAACGTACAATAGCCATTCCACCACGCAGAGTACGGCAAATCGGCAGTTTTACGGTTACACCATTCAATGTACCGCATGACACGGAAATCGAGTGCTACGGCTATTTAATCGAGTATGAGGAAATGGGCAAGCTGTTATTCTTGACCGACTTGGAATATTGCAAGTATGATTTTTCCGGTACGAAAGTTGAGCAGATTATGGTTGAAGCCAACTATAGCATGGACTTGGTAGACCGGAATGAGCCAAATTATGAACACCGTTTGAGAGGTCATATGAGCCTTGATACGGCACTTAAATTTATTCAGACGAACGACAACCCAGCTTTACGAAATGTCGTTTTAATACACTTATCGGACACAAGCGGAGATCCCGCGTTATTCCTACAACGAACGAAAGAAACAATTAAATATGGAGCGAATGTTTATGTTGCAGAAAAAGGGCTAGAGGTTAATATGAACCTTTGTCCGTTCTGAAAGGAGAAAGCATGAAATTATACATTTACAGATTTTGGGGCGATAAATTTTCTTGTAGAGAAGTAGACGTAGAAGAAAAGCCAAAAACGTATATCATTACTGAAGAATCCGAATTTGAATATAAAGGACAGAGAATCCGCAAGGACGAAATTGGTGTGTTAAGCGGTTGCAGCCGGGATAGGGTCATTCTGACGGAGAAAGACAAGAAAAAAGCTGTTGAAATGCTTATTAGCAGTCAGAGCACTATTGTTGAGAGTTGCCGAGTACGTCTTGAATATGAAGAGAAAAAACTTGAGACCATCAAAGCGGAACTTGAAAAAGAATAATTAGGTTGAAACACCTTGGCGAAAGCCTAAAAGAAACTATCTTGTTTGGCGAATAGTTATCACAAACCTTATTGAAAGCCATGTTTTGGCGGTGCGTTTACCGTACTGCCCTTACAAAAGATTGGAGGTAAAAATTGAAATTATGTGAATACTGTATGGCTGAATTTGAGCCGAAGCGACCAGATCAAAAATACTGTAGACCAAAATGCGCAAAAAGATACGCACAGTTTAAAAATTTTAAAAAGGCTGGAAGAACTGTGTATAAAAGAATATGCCCGAAATGCGGAAGGCTGTTTATGACGATAGATGAAAATAAGTTTGATTGCCAAGACTGCATTAGTATTGACGTTAAAGAACGCTTGAGAAAGCCAAAGAAAAAGGATGATGCAATCAAGGCCGTGAATCATATGGCACGCGCTTCCGGCATGAGCTACGGAAAGTTTGTGGCTCAAATGAGCATGAAGCCATTGGAGAGGAAGTGATTGGGGTGGATTATAAGAAATTTAGACAGGCAAAAGCCATCGAAGCCAAAAATAAACAGAAGTGGCTTGCGTTGAATCCGAAACTGAATGATGAAAGCGGAATATACTTCTTACTTCGTGAGGATGAAAATGGTTTCCGGTATGCGTATATCGGGCAGGCACTGCATATAATCAGCAGATTGTGTAGCCACCTTACAGGCTATGAACAACACATAGACCTTAGTTTACGCAAGCATAAGTTGTACAACGAGAGCGACAATCCTTATGGTTGGCGAGTTGAATTTTTGAATTTTCCCGAAAGCCAGCTTGACGAAAAAGAGAAATATTACATCAAGCTATACGCAGATAAAGGCTATCAGCTTAGAAATGTCAGCTTAGGCGGTCAAGGAGAAAATCGTGCTAGTGGCTCAATAGGAGAAAGAAAAGCACCTAAAGGCTATATGCAGGGCGTACAACAAGGTAAAAAGACTCTTGCCAAGGAATTATCGCATATCGCTGAAAAGCACCTTAAAATCGAAATTAGAGACGATAAGAAGCATAATAAGGTGTCGCAGAAACAGTTTGAGAAGTTTATGGCTTTGATTTCTGGAAATACATATAAGGAGAGTGATTAAATGGCAGAAGTCAAGTGGATTAAAATCACAACAGATGTCTTTGACGATGAAAAGATTCTGCTGATTGAGAGTATGCCGAGTGCGGATAGCATCATTACGATTTGGTTCAAACTTCTAATTCTTGCCGGAAAACAGAATAACAACGGTGTGTTTATGATGAGCAACAAGTTGCCGTTCACGGATGAAATGCTTGCTACCATTTTCCGCAGAGATTTGAACACGGTAAGGCTTGCGCTTAAGGCCTTTGAAGAATTTGGAATGATTGAAGTTGTTGACAACGTGATAACGATTCCGAATTGGAATAAGCATCAAACACTTGACGCTTATGAGAAGAAAAAGGAACGTGACAGGCTATATCAACAGAACCGAAGAAAGAAGCAGAAAAACCTAATTGAACAAAAATCGCCCGATAAATCGTCTGACGTCGCTGTTTCAGATAAAGAAGAAGAAAAAGAAGAAGATAAAGAGAAAGAAAATATAAAAGAAAATTCGCTGTCGACCGATTCCGGAGATTTGTTTGATTTTGACGATGCATGGAAAAAGACTTTTAGTATATACCCCAAGAAAACAGCGTACAGTACCTCTAAAACAGCTTGGATGGATAAGGTGCTAGAAGTTATCGAAGAGAACCAACCGGACATTGCACGGCTGTTATACAAAGCCACAGAGGCATATTTGAGTGACTATCAAGAAAAGAATCCAGACGATACGGATTTTCGATACATTCCAAAATATGTTGATTGGCTGAAAAATGATTGTGACTATTGGTTGCAGATCGCGGAGAAACGAGGTGATTGCAGTTGACAGAAGCAGAGTTCGGAGTGATCGGGTGCGTATTGATTGACAATGATGTGCTAAATAACATCTGGCGAACACTGAAACCGGAAATGTTTAGTTCGGAATTTGCACAGGATACATACAAAGAAATGCTTGCTATGTATGACCGGAATGAAAGTATAGATCCTATGTCCTTGTCAATGGCACTTGAAAGCCACAAATACGCACAAGAGCAGATTAGCGAATTGATGAAATCCTGTATTACCGGAACAATCACTTCAACCATGGTTAAAAGTTATGCCGATGCGGTTTCGAAAGAATACAAAGCAAGAACGGTTCGTGACATGTATCAGAAATCTAGTTTAAAACCATGTGACATTGATGATACAATCAGCGATCTTCTTACAAGACTTGAACATTTGCAAGAGGGAAAGGAAGTAAAGTTAAAACCAATTAAGCAGATTTCAGTTGAGAATAAAGACAAATATTTCAACGAAAGTGTTGGAGAGGGCGGTATAAAAATCGGGTTATCGCAACTTGATGATGCACTTGGCGATCTTGAACGAGGTGATGTAACAGTAATTGCTGCAAGACCGGCAGTCGGAAAATCCGCACTCACAACGCAGATTATTGGAAATATGGCAAAAAGGGGACTTAAGGTCGCATATTTCAATTTGGAGATGAGCGATAAACAGGTGTATGAACGATTTATTTCAAGACTTGCGGAAATCGGCTTAACGAGAATCAGAAGGGCAAAAGCGTTTCTTGGCGATGAGCAGGAAAAATTTAACCAAGCAAATGAAGAAATGAGCGATTATCAATTATGGATTGCATCCGGGACTGTATCCCCGAGAGAGATAAAGTCAGAATGCAGACACCAAAACTTTGACGTTATCGTTGTTGACTATCTGCAATTGCTTATGCCGGATAACAGATATTCGGGAAGAAACGAAGAAGTAGCATCAATTTCAAGAGGTTTAAAATCGGTTGCAAGAGACTTAAATACGCATGTAATAGCACTTTCGCAGATAACAAGGGCTTCCGAAAGCAGAGACACAAAAGAGCCTACCATGGCAGAGTTGAGGGAATCCGGGGCAATCGAACAGGATGCGTCAAACATAATTATGCTGTGGAATCTGTCAGACAATGACAAGGGAGCCAAGGGTGTAAAAATCGAGAAGAACAGGCAGGGAATGACAATGCGTGAAGCAATGGAGTTTGATGGAGATCACATGAAGTTTGTTGAAATCGAAAAACCGCTTGATGATGTTGTTGCAGAAATCAAAAAGAAAGAGCGCGGCGACGGATTCAAGTCGTATGACGGCGATTGTCCGTTTTAGAGGTAGCAGCTATGGCAAGTGCAAAAATCGAAAAGGGTTCGGAAGAATGGCAAGTATTTATGGATTATTGGCAATTCATTCAGAAATACTATTCACCGGACAGCACTGATTCTTGGTGGGATGAAGTTGTAAAAGCCGGAGAATCATTGATAAACAAATACAAAGGAATGGAGATTGAAGAGCGTGCAAGACAGCTTGTATTGAGTCATTTTGCATGGTTGGAAATCACATACAGAAAGGAGAAATCAAAGAAATGAGCAATGCGTTGAGACGGAATAAAAAGCCAACATTTTACACAAAACAGGAAATGCGGATTATCGGGCGAAATGATTTTGAAAAGAGAAATTCTGATAAGGTTATATCAAAATCATACAAAGATTTTGTCGTGATTGGGTACATAATTCTGCATGACAAATTTGGGTTCGGACAGGCAAGAATCATCCGGTTGCAGGATTTTTTGAAATCTTACTTGGATGAAGCATCATGCGGCGGGAAGAACGGAAAGGACTTGGCTGTTTACCTGAAAGACAAATACGGCGTTGACACCAAGGCAGAAGTTGAACAGATTCCGCAGCGGCAGTTAATGGTCTTATATGCCAAGAAAGGATTTTGTATCGAGCGTGAAGCCTACAGACTTTCCAGCGCGTCATTGTTTAACTATTTCGCGCTCACGCTTACGATTCTGAAAAAGGAATTTAAGCTGTCTGTGAAGCAGTTACAGCAGTTCACGGACAAGTTTATTGACTACATCGACACATTGGCTAATTACAAGCAGTTTCAGTTGACGGTGCCGATGATAGCTGAAACGTTAGCTGATGAGATTAAGTTTGTATGTGATTTGGAGGTGTAATATGACGAATAAAGAAAAATATGGAAATGAGATTATAGAACTTGCGGCAAACACAGCGCTGTTTGGATTAAAAAATGGAAAGCCTGCAATTTGCGAAGAAATTAAATGTGAAGAGTGTGATTTTTATGAATCAGATTCGTGCAAAGGTAGTACGTATAATTTCCGCGAATGGCTTAATTCAGAATATGTTGAGCCGCCTGTTGATTGGAGTAAAGTTGCAGTCGATACGCCGATTTTGGTAAGAAATAGCGAAAAAAATTCGTGGGAAAAAAGATATTTTGCAAAATACGAGAACGGAATAGTGTACGCATGGGGATACGGAGCAACATCTTGGAGTGCGCGCGGAAGTGGCGATATAAGCGATTGGAAAATGGCAAAGCTGGCAGAAAGTGAGGGATAGTCATGGAGAGATTAACGACAAATAAAAGCGTATCTGATATGTCAATGGTTGAGCAGGCACATAACAGTTGCTATGTAGACAGCGAAGGTAATGCCAGATATAGAGATTATGAGATGGAAATGGATGCACGAGATTTCGCCAGAAACCTCATGGTCACATTGACAAAAGATGAGTTGCCAGTAGATGATACAGAGTTTGACGAGGAAATACTGGACAATTTAACAATAGACCCATTTTCAGATGTCCGTGGTCTGATTGCCATGTTCTACCGTAATATGTGGGCAATGGCAGACTTAAGAGAAAAGCTGAAACGCGATGAGGATGCCGAGGAGCAGGGATTGCTTCTGCGGTTGCCGTGCAAGGTGGGAGATACCGTATGGGTAGTTACTTCTCCGTTTAATGTGTTTGATGGCATTGAATATGATGAAAATATGAAAGATGAAGTGTATGAAGCTTTTATTTCTAGTGTAACTTTCTATGAATGCGGGGAGCAATATAGAATTTATGCAAAAGCAACAAATCACTTTATCGGAGCGTATTTTAGAAAATGCGATTTTGGGAAAACCGTATTCCTTACAAAAGAGGAAGCCGAAGCCAAGCTGAAAGAAATGGAGGAAAATCAATGATTAAAGGAAAGAAAGTAGTAATGAACGACAAATACTATGTGTCAGAGAAAAATAAAGGCAAGATTTTTGAAGTTACAAGTGAGCCGTATAGTGTATGCGGAACCGTAGTTGTAAAGCTGAAAGGCTTAAGCGGCTGTTATGCGTTGGATGGATTAGATGAGGTGAAGGATGGAAGATAGATTTTTATTCCGTGGAAAGTGGATTGGTAATGGGGAATGGGTACAGGGAGTGCCGAGTTACGGTGAAGATGGCAAGATTGAAGGAATTGAGGTATGGGACGGAGAGGACATTACTTTTTATTCGGTATTTCCGGGAACCATCTGCCAGTGCACCGGACTTAAAGACAAGAACGGAAAGCTGATTTGGGAGAATGACATTGTAAAATGTGTTGATGAAAATAATGATATAGAATTTACAGCTATTATTGAGTTTGGAAATCCGAATGGACTTTATAGTTGGGGCTATCAGTTACAGCACATTAAGGGCGATGAACCCAATTTAGACATTCTTCTTTGGGTTGATATGGAAGAAGCAGGGGCAACTTGCAAAGTTATCGGCAATAAATTTGACAATCCGGAACTGTTGGAGGTGTAGCCATGACGATTGATGAAGCAAAAATATTTATTCAAAATGCTATGGAGCAATCAAGAAATGCATTGGCAGAGTTGATGTTGATAACGCCAAAGGTATTTGCGGTTAAAAGAAAGAGCCTTGGTGAGTATTACAGCAATTTAGAGAATTGCAAAAAGGAAATTCAGGCATGTGAAGTAGCTGTAAAGGCATTGGAAGAAGTACAACAGTACCGTGTAATCGGCACACTGGAGGAATGCGGGGCGGCGGCGGTTAAGCAGACGGCGAAGAAACCTATATTTAACCATAACCTTAGTGATACTCTTTCTATATTCCATTGTGAATGCGGAAACAAAATTAAAGTCAGTCACGATATAGGGATAATGAATAACAACAATGCGCCAAATTACTGTAGCAAGTGCGGTTGCAGGTTTGATTGGAGTGATGAAGAATGATGTTTCAATCGTACATAAATTTCTTTCTACTAATACTTATAGCCGTTAGGTTAGATATTCTAACAGAATTTGGAGTTAATCTTTTTTGCATTCTGTCAGTTGTAGGGATGATTGGACATGAGATTTTTGATTATTTGAAAAGAGGAGATAAAAAACGATGAAGCTGATTGATGCAAATTCACTAAAAGAATATTGCATGCGTGCGAGTAAATCTGATGATGATTTTAGGAGAGTAAGTTTGGCAACATTGGCGAGCGTGATAGATGCACAGCCGACCGCCTACGATGTGGACAAGGTTGTGGCGCAGTTAAACGACAAGTTCAAAGTCGTACGAACTGATGAAGATTTGGAATGGAACAGGGCAATGGATGACGCAATTACAATCGTGAAAGGCGGTGGAGCAGATGAAATGGAATAACAAAACAGTAGCAAAGATGTATGGCGGTTCGTTAAGCTCAAACGTCAGAGAACTTGCAATGGCGATAAATAATAATGCAGAAGTCTTAAGAGAAGCAGTGCAGAAGATAGAAGAATTGAGCGATAAAGTTGATCGACTAAAGGCAGGTGGAGTGAATGGCAAAGAGCAGAGCTAGTAAAATGAACGGCTGTCGTAGCATGGTAAGCCGTCAGAAAAATGATGTTTTTAAGTTTAAGCCTAAGAAGAAAAAGAAAGGGTGATTGTATGGCTAAAGCAGTATTGGTAATGGATATGCCGGAATCATGCGATATGTGCGATTTCGTAGATGATGAGCAACCACCAAGATACGGGGAAAAACATTGTATTGTGGGATACCGGGAATGGGAAGAGGACGTAACAGATTATATAGCATGTAGACCCGAATTTTGTCCTCTCCGGGAGTTTCCAGAGAAGATACCTGATTTAAAATCCGGTTATGAAGATTTCAGCGTATCAATACGTCGGGTGGGTTGGAATGCCTGCTTGGATGAAATTTTGAAAGAGGGTAGGAGTGAATGAGCGAAATTAAAGGCTATACAGTGGAAGAAGTCGCACGAGATGAAAAGCAAAAACTTATTAGCGATTATGAATTTTGCAAGCGTGATTTAGCCGAAATCAGACAGCGTGAAAAAGAAATTGCAGATATAAGACTTGATTACAATTCAAAGATAGTAAAGTACAGGATGGAAAGCGTAAACAGAGTTCTTGACTTCATAAGAAGCGAATATAATGCAGGAAGAATTTGCGACCTTGAAACGCTATTGTGTCACTGTCAAAACAAACTGAACGGCAACATTGACGGAACAGAATTAGACCTTGACGAGCGTTTAAGAGGAGTTTCTTTTAAGAAAGTTGGTGAAGATAATGCTAATTCCGAAAGTTAAAGCCAAAGAGTTCGAAAAATTCGGATTTAAGAAGTGCAAGGGAGAATATGGTAAAAGTGGTTGCTATTATCTTTGCGTTGCAAGAGGTGTGAAAATGCTTTTTGTTAGCAATGTGATTTTTGATGTTGCTAATTGGGATAATAATGACCCAAGGATACATAAAAACGCAAATTGCAGATACAGAGACAACAGGACGTACCTTGATATTATTTATGAGCTTATTAAGGCAGATATGCTTATGAGCGATTATTTGGAAGTAGGTGATGTAGAATGAAGATTTTAGGAGGAAAGCAGATGGAAAATAAACATACAATGTCAGACCTATATCAGATGCAGTCACTTCCGCTTTCTGCAAAAATAAGCATGACTGCACGTAGAATAAATGAATGGGTTAATGAATTTGGCGAAGATGGAGTGTACCTGTCATTTAGCGGTGGCAAGGATAGCACAGTTTTAGGGCACATAATCAGAGAGGTTTGCGGATATAAAAATATTCCTTTTGTGTTCGTAGATGTTCCGACACAATATCCAGAGTTGAAGAAGTTTGCACAGACATTCGATAATCTTGTGATTTTAAAACCTAAGATTTCATTTGCAGAAGTTTGTGAAAAGTATGGGTTTCCAATGATTAGCAAGGAAGTGTCAAATTGCGTAAGCGGTGCGAGAAAATATGTTAAATACCTTGACAGTCAAAAATCTAACAACACAATCTTAACAGACAGACAGACAGACAGACAGACAGACAGACAGACGGTTCCGTATGCTTGCTATATGGCAGACCTGTTAGGAATAGACAGGAGAATAAACAAGCAAAACGAACAGTACAAGAGTTTGCAGATGGGGGTTATCCCTAGCGGTTCAGAATATAGGTTACGCAGACTGAATGGAGAACTGACAGATAGTAAAGGCAATTATAGTCAGTTTAATCAAGAAAAATATAAATTCTTTCTTGATGCACCATTTGAAATAAGCGACTTATGTTGTGACATTATGAAGAAAAAGCCTGCGCACGATTACGAAAAGAAAACAGGCAGAAAGCCTATTATAGCGACTATGGCAAGCGAAAGTGTTATGCGTACGCAAAAATGGCTACAGGACGGCTGTAATGCTTTTAATGTAACAAGACCACATAGCAATCCTATGGCATTTTGGACTGAACAAGATGTGTTGCTTTATATTAAAGAGAATGCGAAAAGTATGATTGAAGTAAGAATGAGCGATGACAAGATGTTTTACGGAAATAGGATTGCATACAAGAAAACAGGAGCGAGTGTCGAAAATACAGAATTTTATTTTCCAATATGTTCCGTTTATGGCGATGTGGTCACAGATTATGAAGCTACGGGGCAATGCGAAAATCAGATGTCATTTGCGGATTTTGGAATTTTTGATAAGGAAAGACCATTGCTGAAAACAACAGGATGCCAAAGAACAGGTTGTGTACTGTGCGGATTCGGATGTCACTTAGAGAAAGAAAGCAGATTTTTAAGGCTGAAAGAAACACACCCTAAATTCCATAATCTGCTTTACATCTTAAAAAACAATGGCGTGACATACGCAGAAGCTATTGATTGGGTTAATGAACACGGAAATATGAACATTAAATATTAATTAAATCTTAGGAGAAATGGCTTATGAAATTTACAAAATTCATTAAGCCAGAACTTGAACAAATCAAAGAAAATGCCAATTTCACGGAAGAAGAGGAGAGAATTTTCTCTCTTCTCTGCCGTGGTTTTTCACAAAAGCAAATATCCACAAAAGAAAATCTATCACTAAGAACGATAGAGTACAGAGTGAGAGATATAAAGGATAAAATAGAAAGAACGGGGGTATTTGATTGGATGAAAAAGAACTGTTGAAATATGCCGTTGATAGTGGTATTCTCGACATAGCACTTGTGCAAGAACAAGTTGAAATGAACAAAAGAGAAAAGATACTAAAGAAACACCCATATGATATATGGGAAGGGAAAGATGGGTATTGGAGAACCTATATTCCATGCAAGGAGAAAGGGAGAAAGCTACTTAAGAAAAAAGATAGGGTCGATATTGAAAATGAGGTTATCGATTATTTACAGATTCAAGAAGAAAATCCAACCATTGATGAAGTGTTTGAAGAGTGGAACGACAGGCGGTTGGCACTGAACAAGATTGGAAATGCAACGCACCAAAGGAATCGCAACTTTTATCAAAGGCACTTTAAACAAATGGGTAAAAGGCACATAAAATCAATATCGGAAGATGAATGGGGAGATTTCCTAGAAGAACAGATTCCGAAGTTTAACTTGACGGCAAAGGCGTTTTCCGGACTAAAAGGGATAACCAAAGGGTTTCTGAAACGAGCCAAAAAGCGGAAGTTGATTGATTTTAATGTTGAAGAATTGTTTGAGGAGCTTGATACATCTGATTCCGATTTCAAACGAACGATCAAGGAAGATTACGAAGAGGTTTTTGACGAGAATGAAACTGATATTATGATTAAATATTTGGAATGCAACCTTGATTTATCAAACATAGCAATACTTCTAATGTTCGTGACCGGAATGAGAATCGGAGAGGTTGTGAGCCTAAAACATGATGATTTTGACGGTAATACGGTCAAGGTTCGGCGAACCGAAACAAGGCATCGTGGAGAGGATGATGCAAAATATACGGTTGCGATAAAGGATTTCCCAAAGACGAGAGCTGGGGCAAGAACAATTATCATCCCAAAGGACTACGAGTGGTTGTGTGATAGGATCAGAAAAACGAATCCATTTGAAGAATTTGTGTTCATTAAAGAAAATGGAGAGCGCTTGAATGCGAATTGTGTAAGAATGCGATTACAGAGATTGTGCGATAAGTTAGGAATCTATCGAAAGTCTCCACATAAGATCCGAAAGACATACGGAACCATCCTTCTTGACAACAATATTGACGAGCGGTTGATCCTTGGTCAGATGGGGCACGCAAGTCTAGGAACTACAGAGGAACACTACCACAGAAACCGCAGATCTATCGAGAAAAAGTCAGATATTTTAAGTAGTATACCAGACTTCAAAGCACGAACAAGTTAGTCGTTTGATTACTATTTTGAAAAAAGTAATCAAAAGTAATCAAAGTAAAAACGCTACAAGCCGCATAAACACTGAAAAGTTTATGCTTTGTGCAGGGGTTCGAGTCCCCTTATTGGCTT